CCCAATTGCCTGGGACACGTATCCTCTCTATTGACTGGCCGTGGTTGATGTTCACCTGCGCATAGCCCGCATAGGTCCAGGCGCGACCTAGAACCCTACTAACCGAAGACGCTCCCCATGCGCCTCCCCTCGGTGCAGGCACGTGCGCAAGACCTGACGCTAGCGCCGTCGCAGACATGCCACCGTACACGTATTCATCAAAGATGCGACGCACGATATTCGCTTCTTCAGGCACGATGACGACCTGACCATCCTTGCCGCCGATCTTGATGTAACCGTACGGCGCTCCCCTTGGCATCTCGCCTCGCTTGACCTTTCCGATTGTACCCATCCGGTTGCGATGACGCAGGCGGATCATCTCGGCCTGGGACATCGCAGACTCTAGCGCCAACATCAGCGTAGCGCCTTCCTGGCGGGATTGCTCGGTTGCGTCGATGCTAGACGGCGGCGCAGATCGGCTATATATAGCGATGCCTGATTGATGGCAGTATGATACGACCTGCATGATCAGCGCAGTCGTTCGACCCAGCCGAGACAGGTCACGGCATACGAGCAGATCAGCGCCACGGTTCTGCATGATTGTTCGTAGTTGTGCGTACGCCTCGATACGGCTGCAGGCATCGTCGAAGCCGATGATTTCGCGCGACTCGCCAGGTACCTCTAGCGATGCGACCTGCACGCCACCGATCTCGTCAATCAGCGCCTTATTTCTGTTCGCTTGGTCTATCGGGGATTCCTTTTCGGTCTGCGGTTTGGACGACACAGCAACCCACGAAATGCACCTGATCATCCGATTCCTTACTTTTGGCTTCTATGGTAAGTAATGTAAGATAAGTGGCTATGGCAGAGGTCTGACATCAAGGAAAGTTGTCATGGCTAGTAAATATCATATAGATTTTATTCATCGCAGGCAGGGACATAGAGACGGCTGGCTGTTTCACCGACTAAACAAAGATAGTAGACGCAAGTTAGTCGACCTTACCATCTCTTTCATCCAGGATACGACGCCACCGCCGAAGGGCGTTCTCGTACTCGACGATCATCGCATCGGGACCGCTAGACGCAAACGTACTGGCTAGCGAATGCGCCAGTTCTTCTGCGGCTTCGTCGCCTATACGGTCAATGAGGGCATCACGCAGCGCATACCATACTTCTTCTTCTCGACTTGTTCGTAGCAGTGTTCGGCCAATATCCAGTAGTTGCGCCTGATAGACGGGACCTAAGCTCTTGGCGACCTCTGTAATATCGTAAACGATACCCTCGCCTACCTGATTTATTGGTGGCTGCGGGTCGTCCGATATCAGTAATAAATAGTCTGCGGTCGTCCCTAGCGACTGCGCGAGCGCTGCGATGATATCCCCGCTGGGTATCCCATTGGACCGCTCTAGCTTGCTGATATATGTCTCGCCTACATGCACACCGTATAGGCGCATACGGTCCCACAAATCCTTCTGCTTAAGATCCAAATCTTGCCTCAATACCCTGACCCGCTTGCCTGTCGTATCCAGCATATGCTGCATCTTTCGTCTCTTCTAATCGTCGAGGTTTCGATAAATAATTACTATGAAAATACAATAAATTGTTGACAAGGCGGTCTGACGAGTGTATACTTACTGTTGTTGGTAAATTCCGCACGCTATCATAGGACCATATGACACATGGCGCATGGCAAGCTCAATCAGATCGAGGTCGCTAGTGACGACGGTCACGTTTTTGTTTTGTTTGGACGCAGGTCACTGAAAGATGCAGCGACTGATATGTTACAGAATGCTGTCGATTCTGCTTGGACCGGACAGCTTCGGCATGATATACCTGCTTCTACGGTAAAATATAGCACAAATTCACAAGATTACAATACCGGATTTGCCAAATAAGCGCACAATTCTGTGTTTTTGTGTATATGAGTATATCAGGGAACGGGACAGATAGCGCAATCTAAGGAGGCATTTGATGTCGCTGGATACGAATTGCACGCAGAATATGATGGATGGCTCAGGCAAGGTCGTGGGCGTCAGCCTGTCGCACTTTGCGTTGCCAGATAGCAAATACAGGCTGGCTCGCTGCTCGTTGCGGGACGAGTACGCAGCGCAGGGTCAGACCATCGCACGGGTGACGGCGATAGACAAGCACGGCGTCCCGCAGCGTGGCAGGGTCGCATTGCTGTGGCCCTACAATGGCAACACAGACTTCGGTCACAGTGCGGTGACGAATGACGTCACACCCATCGAGCATATGATCTCGAACGCATACACGCCACCTAACGTTGGCCCGCTGGCGATAGCGATCCTGGACGATGACGGCTTTGCGTCTGACGTCGTCGCTGGCCTGGGATTACCCTACGGTCATCACGTCAGCTTTGACATTGTATTCCAGGAGCGTGGCGCTGACGTCGACCCGACCGACGATCTCGATGACGACGAACATAACGATCTCCCTGTTGTCCCGCAGGAAGATATTCTCGCAGCGCTAATCGCAATCCGCAACGGCGTTGACAGCATCATAGACGCATTAGAGCTATAGGCACACAGGACATATAAGGCCCGTCGCAAGGCGGGTCTTGACATTCCGTTCGTCGCATAGTAACGTTGCTAGCGTAGTGACATGATCACTACGCCTCAACCTATCCACCCACCAAAGCGAACGAAGGGGAACAGATGACAAACAGAAGCAAATTTGAGACTGCGATGTGGTACGTATTCATCGTCGCTGTCTGGTCTATCGTGGGCGGTATCAGCGCTTGCATGTCTACTGTGAACGGATGGTGAGCCATGACAGACGCAGACATGATAACGAGGCTGGCTGAGAATACACGTCGCATCGTGAAGCTAACCGCAGACCTGACCAAGGCGCTGGGCGAGCCAAATAGATGGTTCATCGTCGACGAGATACAGGAATTGTCAGACGAGAACGAGCGCATACGCCTGGACTATGCGCTGAGGCTTGGTCATGACAATTGACATCGACAAACTGAAGGCGGAGTATCGACTAGAGGACACGGTCGAGCGCCTGACGGGCCAGCAGATCACCAAGCACAAGATAAGCTGTCCTCTGCACGAGGACAAGACACCATCGATGCACATTTACGATGACGGTCGTTTTCACTGCTACGCATGTGGCGCTCACGGCGACGTCTTGGACTTCGTCGGCATTTACCTGTACGGGCGCAATTACAACAGCGATGCGCACTTCAAGGACGTCATCGACCACCTCGGCGGCGTCGACATCAAGCCGATCCCGCGCACAGCGCCGTCTACACGCAGACCGAAAAAGCCAGGGCTATCAATCAGCGCCGTCGCAGTCGACAACTGGAATCTAACGATGCCTGACGACAGGCGAGAATTCTGGCATAGTCGCTGGCTGCGGGACGATGTGATTGATTTCTACAAGCTGGGCTGGGACGGTCGACGATACACCATACCTCTAGCATATCGGGGCGTCTATTTCGGCGTCAAACGGCGTAAGGCGGACGATGTGGACGACGGCATAGAGGCCAAGTATATGATGTCGAAAGGCAGTCGAGCAGGGCTGTTTCCGGCTGATTGCCTGTTCACTGCGCAGCACGTCATCATCTGCGAGGGCGAAATTGACGCCTTGCTGATACGACAGGCTGACCTGGACGCAGTGACGACAACGGCGGGCGCTGGGTCATGGAAGCCGCAGTGGGCGAGATTCTTCAGTCATATTCCACGCATCACAATTCTATACGACAACGACGACGCAGGGCGCGAAGGCGCTCTGAAAGTGCGAAAGAGCCTGCGCAAGGCCGAGATCGCCACATTGCCTGAGGGCGTCAATGATGTGGGCGACCTGCACGAGATATGGGGCATCGACGATGCCACCGCTTGGCTGCGAACGATTGGAGCAGAATGATGGGCTTTTCCTGTATACCTAACGACCTAATAGACGACCCACAGATCGGCGCATACGAGATCGCAGTCTATGCGATCATAGCACGGCATAGCGACAGCGAGGGCGACAACGCAACGCCAAGCGTCAGCACGATTTCGAGCTTGGCGGGTATCGGAGAGACGACCGTGAACAACGCAGTCAATACGCTGTCCAGACTAGGTTACGTCGCCAAGGTGCGACGATTTCTCCCTAACGGAGGCAACACATCGAACGGCTATAAACTGCCCAAACAGACGCCAGAACCCTACACCGCCACACGGCGCACGGGTCAGCCTACTGAGCACCCCCCCTACACCGCCACACGGTCACGATCAATAGAACAACAACACCTTACTAACGTTCCTGCGGAACCCGAGCCTGCACAGACGGTTGACGATCAGCACAGATCATTTGCTGATACCGTGCAGGCATACGTCGACGAGGCAAATGCTGCAGGCAACAAGAATGCGGTCTGCATGCGGGCATACAAGGAGTTCTACGGTGGGCGAACGCCACCCGATTTCGGCTATCTCGGTCGGGTCGCCAAGAAGGTGGGCGGTCACGGTCGGCTGATTCGTATGCTGGCGGAGACGTCTATCAAGCCACCTGACGGCGACGTGCTGGCATACATTCAGGCTGTGAAGAAGGGCAAGGCTGACGAGGAAGAACGCAACACGGGAATGAGCCGAGCGCGTGTCTTGGCTGAGTGACCTACGGGTCAGAAAGGAATGCAGTATGTGGCTGTATACGACAGAGGGATTCTATAGCATCGTGCAGGACCGAAACAACGCATCACGTCTGATGGTGCGAGCGAGGGACCTGAACGACCTGCGCAATTTTCGACATCGTCTGCGGGACGCCAATCCAGACGACAGGGTAGACATCGTCGAGACGGTCAATGCGGATTACCTGTATAGGCTATTTGCGCCACGCCAGGACGTCATGCGGGTCGTTGGCGACCTAACCTGCAGCATCGACTACGACAACTACAAGAACGCTGTCAGCATCGTACAGGGACACGAGCGGGCTAGCATATACATGCGAGTCTGGTCTGCGATGGTCGACCTACAGAAGCCCTGGCGCGACAGGCTGTTTGGGTGGGAATCGCACCAAAACTGACGAATCTCGAAATTGGGTCTTGACAACGTCATGACGTGGTGATACACTTCAATCAGTGAACGATAAAACGCCAGACCGAAAGGACGACATCATGACACGGTCAATCGACTTTAGCGACTTCCCGAACGACACAGCCTTTGCTAGCGACTTAGGCTGGCGACCAGGGCAATTTCCGAAGGTCATCAATGTCGGCGGTCACGAGTACAAGACCCGATATGTCGACGGCGCTGACGGCGAGGTCTGGTCTGTCAAGTACGCAAGCGGCTCACACTTCTTGACGGTCTACAACGACTGACATCTGCAGGACACACACACGGGGTCGGCTACCTGTCGACCCCACACACACACTAGCGAAACGAAAGGCTACATCATGACCGAGCAACTAAGCACAATGACCGTCGGGGAAATGATCGAGAGGCTGCAGGAATTCGACGAGAACACACCGGTCGTCTTTAGCTACGAATACGGCGACTACTGGCGCAACATATGCGCAAACACTGCGGGGCGGGACGACGTCGACGAGGGCGAGGTCGAATGGTCAAACTATCACAACTCCTGGAAGCTGTCGAAGGATAGCGACGAATTCGAGGACGGCGAGGACGCAGAGGACGACGACGAGCGACAAGTTGCTGTCGTAATCGGTCCGAAGTACTGGTAGGCGGTATCAACGGGACCTGTCGCCTTGGCAGGTCCCTACACTATAGCGAAACGAAAGGCTACATCATCATGGCAGGTAATTTTGTAATCGTATCACAGGCGCTAGATACGTATACGGGCGAGGCATCATATGTGACGTGGGGCGGTCGTATGCTATGGCTAGGTCCCTTAGAGGGATACCCTGACGGTGTCAATACGAAGCGCTACAAGACACGGGTCGCAGCGGATCAGGCGCTGCGCAGGATGAAGCGACAGTATCCCGAATTCCCATTTGAACAGAACGCCAAGGTGACGGTCTGGTCTGCGCTTTGGCAGGACAACGACACGCCAGATTGGTCAGCATATAACGGAGGCAAATCGTGACGATCATCGTTTCAGGACATCGAGCGTTCCGTGCAATAGAGGACGGCTCGTATTGGCGGGTCGAGGAATTGCGAAACGGTTTATGGGTCGCGGTCGGCTTGGCGATCAGCGCAGATGCAGCCGAGCGCCTATGCGACGAGATGCACGAAAGGGGTCTGTGATGGGCAATGCATCGGTCAGCAAATTGTACTCGGAATGGTACAGCGAGTGGGGTGGCGGGTCACTGAATATGAGCCTGTACAAATACACATCTGAGGGCGTGATGCCAATATACGTCGTCGATTGGACGATAGATGACAGGTACGAGCAGGAGGTAGACAGCGACCAGACAGCCACGGTCGATTGGGCGGAAAGGGACGCTAAGCATATCAGGGAGTGTATTGCACTATTTGACTCGCTCAAGGAGACGCACGCGCATGACCTGAGGGGCGAGGACGATGGCTAAAAATTCCAAGGGCGAGAAGCGGGTCTGTCCCGAATGCGGACAGACGATGGATGGATGGCGCTGCATCATGCGCCCTCACCCAAAACACGGCTGGTCTTGGCCGATTACGGTCAAGGTCTGCCTTAGATGCCACGCAAAGAGGATCAAGAAATGAACATGATGGTATCGGCTGACGCAGTGACGAACAAACAGCAGTCTGACTTTATGGCCTGGTGCAGGGACCACGATTCGGGCGCAGACTGCACGCCACAGGCATACGGGTACTTAGCTGGCGTGATAGACGGTATAACGCAGCCTGACGCCCACAAGGACGTGTTACAGCTACTGTTGGGGCATCGCATCGACCATGATCACAGACCTGCGGCACAGCTAGTCGACGGCCTGCTTGATTGGCTTCCCAAGACCAAGGGTCGGGGCATCAAGAAGCAGCTAAACCCGAGCTATCGACCGGACTATGCTAGCTGCATCGCCAGGCTGCATGAAACCGTTATGCGGGGCAAGGGACAGTTAGGATTCAAAGAGGTACTTTATGGCTAGGATACAGCGGGGAATGTTTGTCAGGACAACACGCAACGTACGAGCGCCTTGGCGCATGATTCCGAAAGGGTCACGGGCTCAGATCAGTGTCAGATACTACTTCCCACAGCCTAACGGCGAAGAGGAACGATTCGTCACGATCCTGTCTTTCACAGACCGCAAGCTGCGACCGCCAAAGGATGAAATGATTCTGGACGTCGGAGCAGCGGAGGGCGACGAGCTACCGTCCTGGCTGCAGGTCGACAATCGCTAAGATTGGGCCTTGACATCGTCCCTACGATATGATACATTCGAATCAGTGAACGGCAAACCGCCAGAACGAAAGGACGCAGACGACTTCGACCTTCAACTTTAGGGTCATATCAACCATACGCTGAGGGGCGGGCGACCGTCCCTCTACTTTTTCTAGCGACGAAAGGATCACATGGCTACAGCAAACACAGACGTCGTCACAGCGGCGGAGCATCTAGTAGGCAACCTTTGGTTTCAGATGGACGCAGTGAGCGTCATCGCATCACGTCTGCAGCCCGATACAATGCGCAACGTCGTGGGCGGTCCACCTGCGATGGCGTACTCGGAAATGTGCAGGCTGCTTCGGTCCGAGCGGGAACAGCTATCGGCGGGCGCATTGGAGGCATCGCTCAAGTCGATGAGGTTTGATTGGTCCTGGCTAGACGACCTGCAATCACGGGTCGCTTCCGAGAGCATGCCTGTACTTATGCGATACGCTGCGACGATCAACAACGCTGCAGACCTGCGGAAAATTCGCACGTATTGCGCACGAGCAGACCAAGACGCACAAAGACAGGGCGCATACGCAGAGGACGTCGCAGCAGACCTGTTGCGGGCGCTCACAGACCAAGCGGAAGCAGCCACGGAGGTCGAACACATATCAGCGCCGATCAGCCGACTGCGAGATCAGTTCCAGGCTATGAAAGACGGCACGTACGATTGGGGACAGAAGACCGGATTCCGAGCAATCGATACGCTGATCAGGATGGTCGACGGTGACCTGATTGTCCTTGGCGGTCGACCGTCGCAGGGCAAGTCGTCGCTAGCGAGACAGATAGCGCTACATCGTGCGAAGGAGATACTGCGCAACGGCGAGAAGGGTCAGGTCGTCATCTTCACGGCTGACGATACTGCGGCGAAAACCGTCGAGGCTATGGCGGGCATCGAGGCACAGGTAAATCTTGCTAACGTGCGCACAGGCAAGGCTACGAGCGAGGATTGGGCGAAGCTAGAGGATGCGATGCAGACCATCGAGCTACTACCGATCCAGGTAGACGATACGACACAACCGACAGTAGAACAAATGTACTATCGTGCAGCGATGCTAAACGCCCAAGCGCCTGTCAAGCTAGCGATCATGGACTATCTCGAATTGGTCAGCGTTCCCAAGGTATCGTCCGAGCTTGAGCGGGTCACACAGGCTGCACGTGGCATCAAGAGCATCGGGTCGACCCTTGGCTTCCCCTACCTGCTTCTGTCGCAGCTTCGCAAAGATGTGGACGACAGACGGGACAAGTGGCCCACGGCTGCAGACACGAAATACGCAGGCGAGGCGGAGGCTGACGTTATGATGCTGGCTATGCGACCTGAACACTACATCAATCGTGGCGACACGATAGAGTGCAACGACGAAGATCGTCAGGGCGTTGCGCTGATCAATGTCGCTAAAAACAAGACAGGTCAGGTCGGCGTAGCACGGCTATCTTTTCGAGCAGAGGTCAGCAGTTTTGGTGACCTGTATCGCGTATAGGGTATTGACGCAGACACTACAAAATGATACACTGACAGACAGGAGCGAGCGATGATTCCAGTAGGAACTAAATTCACGATGCGGGGCGACGAGTCTGGATACGTATACGTCGTAATCAAGACGACGCCAGATCGCTTCTATAGCGTGCAGGACGGTGTGGACCGTCCAGGATTTTGGGCTAACAATCGTTTCTTCGAGACGACATGCGAGCAAATCAATTCATAGGCACAGCGATCAACGTTCTATCATCTGTGGCGGGTGATGTGGGCGATATCGAAAGGCGTGCAGCGTCAGCGGGTATCGACGTAAGTCGTATCAACTGGCAGGGAAGTGCGAAAATCGTGTGGTACAGAGTGTTGCAGGAGGCGGGGAAGATTCCTGACAGCCTGGAAATACTGCTCGCAGACGTCTATAACGACTATCCCACGGACCAGATCGCCTATATACGTTCAATGTTACTAGTAGGGAGGGATGATACCTGAGTGCGCAAGGTCACGGGGCGGCGAAACATCTAGTTGGTAATGCGAATAGATCAGTGGACGTCGCCCTATGACCAACGGTAATTATGCGGCAACGCTATATATAAATCGACCCATCTAATAGAGACAGGAGATTACATGCAGGCTGAGATCATGGACGCAATCAAGACGGCGCATGCGGTGCTGTGGACGAAACGCAGGGAGATCGAGGATCGATGGCCCACACCGGATCAGGGCGACAGCTTCCTGTTTGCGGTCGCGGAGCTAGGAGAGGTCGTCGACGCGCATATGCGCACAAAGGGTCAGTACGTGCGCAACAACGAGCATCTGCGCGCAGTGCAGGACGAGATGGCAGATGTCGCCATGATGCTACTTACGGCGCTGGGCGACGATCCTGAATGGCCTGGGATGGACGACATGCCAGATACATTCGAGTCGTTTGGTATCGGCGAGATTGTGTCGACGATGAGCGAGGTCATGGCTTGGTATACGTACGCAGATGACGTCGACGTCGACAGCATAATGTCGTATCAGATCGTGTGGGTCTTGTCGGGTCTATACGTCTACTTTGAGGCACGGGGCGAGACGTTGGCGTCTGCGGTCAGCCAACGATTAGCGCGTATCGAGGCCAAGGTGACGCAGGAGGAGATGGCAATAGCATGATACGCTTCCTGAGGAATGTGTGGCTGCAGCACAGCTTCAATCGTGGCGGGCGCGAATGGCGCAAATGGTATAAGGCAGTCGACGTCTACGAGGGCGACACTAGCACTGCGTGGCACATTCCACCTTACCTGCAGCGCTACCGAGACTCTCTATATGAGGACATGACGCGCCGTGGCTTCGTTTGGGATGGCGTCGCTTGGAATAGACGCACGTTCAGAATATCGTTATCACGCTAGCACAGCACGTGCAGGATGTAGCGCCTCGTCGATATCGGCGGGGCGTTTTTCTTTCTCATTCGGTCTTGACAACGTCCCTACGAGGTGATACAGTTGAATCATCGAACGACAAGCACACCAGCGACCGAAAGGACCGCAAGATGAAACTCAGCAAGAACGCAGTATCGGCGATGCGACAGGCTAAAGCCCAATTTGTGAACGCCGAGCTAGAACTGTCGACCGGCGACGTGCAGAAGTCATACAGCACAAACCTGCACGCCTGGGATATCCTGCAGGAGGGCGAGCAGACAGCCTTCAACTACGGCGAGGCGCTACCCAAGGGATACGCTGACGTATACACCATCATCGAGGCGCAGAAGGAACGCATCGGCGACAAGATGTAGACCGAGCACAGACCGCACAGACCCTGGCACAGACGCCAGGGTCTTTTCTATTTCCGCTATATATCATGATTCTACTGTATCAATTTGACATGACATTCTGCCCATGTTATGATGTCAATAATGGCGAAAGCCGGGAGGCACGATCACGCATGGGATGGTGGACTGAGGCGACGTCTGACCTACAGTCGGTCTTGGTTGGGCTATACCCGAGCCAGGCTGACATCGAACGGGTGGCTTTCTCGTCTGGTATCGACACGTCGCAAATCATATGGAACGGATCAGCGGCACAAAATTGGTTTCGTACGTTAAGGGCGGCGGGGAAGCAAGGAAGATTGCTCTCGGTCGTCCGTTTTGTATGCGGTGAATATCCGAACAACGCAAAACTGGCGACGCTCGAATATTACATACGGCACAGCGAAAGGGACGCACGGTTGAAGGCGGGCGATACGGTCGACGCAGACGATACAGTGGGCGAGATGCCTATGTTCGCAACACGCGACGACAGGTGGCAGTCGTTTATGGAGGCTATCCTGCGGGTCGAGGAAAATCAGCGGGCGATATCTGACAGGCTGCTTCGGCTAGAACTGAATGCGATGACGCCAATGATGTATGGCGTTTCTACCGTCGTCATATCGACCCTTGTAACGCTCGTCCTGCACATGGTCATCTGGTGACGACAGGAGGATTTATGGCTGCGGAGCCGACGGTGAAGTTCGACACGATCAGGCTGAACTTTCGAGATGTCGGTCCTGGATGGGAAACCTGGATTTTATCAGCGCCAGACGTTCATTGGGATAACCCGCACACAGATCGGAATCTGTTTCGGAAACACATGGATCAGGTCGTCAAGCGGGACGGTATAGCGATATTCCCAGGTGATTTCTTTTGTGCGATGCAGGGCAAGTGGGACCCTCGCAAGACCAAGGAGGACCTGCGCCCAGAACATCAAAACGGCGACTATTTGGATTCACTTGTTCGCACTGCGACCGACTGGTTCGAGCCGTATCGTGACCACATCGGCTTTATCAGTATGGGCAATCATGAAGTCGGCATCCTGAACCGTCACGAGACGAACCTGACCGCACGTCTGTGCAGCGCCCTGGACGTGCCACAGGGTGGTTACAGCGGCTTCCTAGACATACTGACCGAGAGTGCTGCGGGTGGTAACAGACGTCGACACAGGGCGTTTTGGCATCACGGGGATGGTGTAGGCGGTGAGGTCACCAAAGGAGCGCTACGAACAGACCGCTGGGGAAGCTGGGTAGAGGGTGTCGATATCCTGATCGGCGGTCACATTCACCAGTCGTGGGTCATCTGGACGTCGGCATTGACGGCGCTAGCATCAGGGAGACAGGAGTTGGTCGACAGGGCGCACATATGCTCGTCGACGTACAAGCAAGAATACGAGATGCAGGGTACGTGGCACGTCAGGAAAGGACGCAGACCACGACCCATCGGCGGCACTTGGATTCACTTCTATTACGACAGGTCGGCACGCGGTCGGGTGAAATTCAATGCGTTCCGAGCAATCTAGGAAGGACCTTTTTGGCTTGATCTGTTCTTCACCATCGATCACCGGTCACGGCTACGACACACTAGCGGCTGCGATCCTGCAGCGAGCGTTGAAGGACTGCGTACTTGGTAGGCGAGATCGGCGTGTTGATGCGACAGCGTGGTTGCTGCGTTGTGGCGACGATTGGGCGAAGATGATCAATGTATCCTATGACGTCCTAACGGACGTCTTGCGGCGTCTGGTCACGCCACAGACGTATCTGGACGCTATACGCTACAACGAAGATATCGCTTGTGGCGAGCGGGTCGAGTCTGTGCGTGTTGCCGTTCGTAACGGCAGGCTGCTCATAGACGACTTTGTGCTTTACCAGTGCTTCTGCGACGTGGTCGATGAGGACGACATCACGGCGCAGTTACTGATCGGAATATTGGACGGGTCAGCGACGATATATGTGTTCCCTGACGAAGTCGACGAGGTGCGAGCGATCTGGTCGACACTATGCGATGACGGAGGCTAAACGTGAACAAAATCTATCAGGCGATCCAGCAAATCTACACAGACTACGGTCTGCTGCAAATGCTGATCGTGGCGGCGCTGATCGTCGCACTATGCGTTATCGTGCTGGCTATTTTCCAGTACGCTTTTGGCTTCACGGTGCAGGAAATGTTCGAGCAGTTCAAGCTGTACTTTCCGCCAGCGGGCGCGTAATTTTTTTGATCATCATGTAGTGACATGACACCTACGAAAGGAGGTAGTAAATGAGTAAAGTCTATCGACTGATCGCTATCTTGTCTGTGGTACTGTTTGTGTTTGTTGTGGCCATTCCAGCATATGCGCAGGACAGCGATGATTACAGCCTGTACATGCCATCGATCAGGGCTGCGACGGGCGATCCTGTACTCGATGAACTCGATATCACACTTGAGGTAGCGGCTACATCTGAGCAGCTATCAACACCGTTTGGCGTAGGCATGCCTTGGCAGGCAAAGGAATACAGCAGCAGCCCATCGGACTACTATCGGCGCACGTTCAATGTACTGAAGACGACAGCGACGAGCGGGACCTATAACGGGACGGTATACAAGCCGTGGTGGTATGACTGGCAACCGGACGGCGCATCTTGGACGGGTGCGTTGTGGTGGAAACTGCAATACGTACCAATGCTGTGGGGCTGCTCGACGGATTGGGGACCATCTGGCTGTACCAACGGCGACTGCGACAGCGACGGCTACGGCGACTATTACAAGGAATTCAAGGACCTGCTTTACGAGCAATATCTCGTTGATCAGGAAGAAAAGGTGGTCCTGCTCTGCAATGAGCCGACCCAACAGGCGGGCATCGATTACGAAGACTTCTCTGGCATGCTGGCCGATCTGTACGAAGACGTATACGCGCCCGCATATCAGAATTACGGTCTGGAACCCAAGTGGATCGGTCCTAATATCAGCGTAGCAGCGGCGATTAATGATAGCACATTCATTGCGGGCGTTATCGATGAGATTGACTGGTTAGGCGGAGGGTGCTTGTGGTACGGCACGCTCCCGTGGTGCCTCGACACTTATTACGCTCCGCTAAGTCTGTATTCGCCTCTTCACTGGGGTATCCACATCTATGATACGACGACGACTGGCATGGAGAATCAGTTGGATTGGTGGGAGGGATTCCTGGCCGATCAAATTGACGAGTCAACTTTCCTGGACGCACCAGAAACAGCGTGGATCACGGAGTTTGCGTCGCTATCCTACGACTGGAACGTTCAGAAGGCGACTGTCTCTTGGGGATACGATGCGATATCAGACACGAGCCACGATGTCGATAAGGCGTTCTGGTTCGGGGCGGACACGCACGAGGTCCCTGGCTGGTCGATTGACCCATACAACGATTTGGTGCAACAGAACGAGACGACACTGACGGGGCGAGGTACTCGGTTCGTATCTGAATTCTTGGATTGGGCCAATACACATTGAGTCGATCTGCCATGCGCAGACACGATATCGGGACCGTCATTCGTGGCGGTCCCAGCACATAGAACGGAGACGTTTTGCTAATCGTACTTGACGGAGAAAGACCGCCAAGCTGGAACAAGATTTACAGCGCAGGACATTGGTCTAAGCGCAAGAAGATCGTCGACCCGATACATGAGGCAGTCTGGTATGCGATTCCCGCAGGGACCAGACCGTTCAAGCGTAGGGTCGACATCACGGTCAGGGCATATTTCCGCTCTAAGGCGCTGGATAGCGACAACATACCCGCCAAGCTGTACATAGATGGGCTGCGTGGGCGGGTCATCGTGGATGACGACAGGCGCTACGTTCGGGCGGTGACGACGCAGTCTATGCGGGACAAGCAAAGACCCAGGGTAGAGATCGAGATCACGGAGACGGGGGAGTGAAGACTTTCATCTGTCATTGCAGACAATGCACCGAAGTTCGCAAGCGACAGAGAGGCAGGCACTCGTGGCGGCACGCCGACATCAAGGCCAAGAAGCACGGTCTACGGTCGACCGTACGTACACGCTTACGACAGGGAGAATACGACGATCTGCCCGAATCGATTACGGCAGACTATTTCGCATAAGGGGATCGGATGGAACCTATCAAATGGACGACCGAGAAGCGCAGGGCGGGCGGCCTAGTTCCCTGGGATCGCAACCCCCGCACGATGACGCAGAAGCAGGCGGAGCAGCTAGAGGAATCGCTTCAGCGCTTCGGTCTAGCAGACCCGATCATCATCAACACGGACAACACGATCATCGGCGGTCATATGCGGGATCGCATCCTGCTTCTGATGGAAGAATACGGTCCAAATGCCGAGGTCGACGTGCGCGTGCCTGACCGTGAATTGACCGAGGACGAGGTCGCAGAACTGAATGTCAGGCTCAACAAATCCGGTGGTACGTGGGACATGGACGCGCTAGCGAATGAATTCGATCTGAATGACCTGATGGATTGGGGCTTTGAGGATTGGGAACTAGGCATGGGCGAGGACATCGGTGACGCAGAAGACGAGGACGTCACCACGGACGATCCTGGGCCGTCTAGCGACGAAGCACGGCAGACACTGGCAGAACGCTTCATTGTCCCGCCGTTTAGCGTCCTGGACGCACGTCAGGGCTACTGGCAGACACGCAAGCGGGCGTGGGTGGCTCTAGGTATTCGGTCCGAGCTAGGTCGTGGGATGGACTTGGTCAGACAGTCTGCGACCGTGAACGACGAGGACTTCTACCGTCAGAAGACAGCCAAGGAAAAGGAGCTTGGTCGCGAGTTGACAACAGAAGAATTCCTGCGTGACTATCACGTGATGCCTAAGCGACTGAAGATCAGAGGGAAAGACCCTGCGCGCACGTTCGGTCAGGACCTAATGCGAGGGGAGAATCCGAAGTATGCGTAAGGTCAAGATATCGGCTATGTCTGCGCGCCAGAAATTCAACGGCTGCGACCCTGATTATATAGCGAATGTCTGTCACGCCACCTGTTGCGACGCACCGTCAAGGCCAACGGGCTGTCTGGTGACCATACACCCGACTGAGCAGGCGGCTATAGAGGGAATAGGCGGCGTTGTATCAAACGGGCTATTGCAACCGAAACAGGGCGCTAAGGGCTGTCCGTTCAAGCAGGGCGACGGTCTGTGCAGCATACACTATTCTGGCGTCAAGCCGTTCGGCTGCATCGCAAGCCCTTTCACGCTGAACAAGAACGGCACACTGATCATACGCAACCGCTATAGGATGCTTAAGTGTTTCGATGACGGTAAGAGACTGCCCGCATACGTCGCATTCAGGGAGTCGCTTAACTTGATATTTGGTGACGACGAAGCGCAGCGCATCTGCGATCACCTAGACGATGGCGGCGGTGACATGCAGGCTACGATATCCGAGAGGAACTACAAAATACTGATGGACAACGACGAAATCAAGAAACAAGACAAGGCGAACCCGAATCACGTTGCAGACGGTCTGCTCATGCAGTCTGACAGCGGCAACGACCCACAGTTCTACTACAAAAAGCAGCAAAAGGAGAAGGAACTAGGTCGGGAATTGACGACCGAGGAATTCCAGCGGGATTACTACGAGGGACCTGACAGTTATCAGACAGGCACGTCTATCTTTGACCCTGTCCTGACCGAACTAGTGTACACGTGGTTTAGTCCTGCGGGCGCTCACATACTAGACCCTTTTGCGGGCGGAAGCGTGCGGGGCATCGTCGCAGGATACATTGGGCGAGACTACACAGGCGTGGACCTGCGAGCAGAGCAAGTCGAGGCGAATCGGGTGCAGGCTGACGAAATGATTGATGGCGACACGAAACCGCAGTGGATAGTAGGCAATAGCCTGACCGACATACCAAACGAGCGCTACGATCTAGTTTTCTCCTGTCCACCGTACTTTGACCTAGAGATATACAGCGAAGACCCTGCAGACCTGTCAAACTACGACGGCTACGATGCGTTTCTTGAGGACTATCGGCGCATCATAGCGCAGGCTGTCGACCATCTGCGCAACGATCGTTTTGCCTGTTTCGTCGTTGGCGATATCAGGGACAAGAACGGCATATATCGCAACTTTGTGGCTGACACGATAGACGCATTCCAGACCGCAGGAGCGCAGCTATACAACGAGGCGATCTTGGTGACCGCAGTCGGGAGTCTGGCGCTGCGGGTCGGGCGTCAGTTCACTGCAGGACGCAAGCTGGGCAAGACGCACCAGAACGTTTTGGTATTCGTGAAAGGCGACCCTAAGGCGGCTGCAGACTACTGTGGGCCAGTCGAGGTCGCAGAGCTAAATGATACGGACTACCAAGTAGGTGACTAATGGCAACTGCAAAGAAGCGCAAGTCTGACGCACTGTCCAGAGCAGACCGCAGGCGCAAAGTATCAGAGATGTATGTTAAGGCGATGGCACAGATTGACATTGCGGCTGAGCTAGGATGCAGCCAGAAAACTGTGAGCCGTGACATTGCTGCGATCAAGGACGCATGGCTGCAGTCTGCATTGGTCAATTTCGACGAGGCGCAGGCTGAGGCGCTAGCGAAGGTCGACAGGCTAGAGAATGAGTATTGGACGGCGTGGGAAAGCAGCAAGAAGGACAGGGTCAAGCGGTCCAAGACCGAAAATAGGAAGGGTGACGATGAAGATACACGGCTAGCGCAGGAAGTGCATGCTAGGGACGGAAACCCTAGTTTCCTGCAGGGCGTGCAGTGGTGCATCGACCGCAGGGTCAAGATACTTGGTCTGGATGCACCGCAGAAACGGAAGGTGGAACATAGTGGGTCAATCGATGTTAGCCAGCTATCAGACGACGAACTCGATTCCCTCATTGCAACGCTTGAGGGCGGAGAGGGAGCGGCGTAGACGTCTGCAGCGGGGCTATACCAAGTCATTTCGTGACTTTATAGCGGAGGTCAATCCAAGATTAGAATTTTACCCGCACATCGAGAAGCTGATTGCGGTCCTGCAGCGCGTTGCAGACGACGAACTGGATCGGCTCATGATTTACATGCCACCGAGACACGGCAAGAGCGAGACGGTCAGCCGTCTATTTTCGGCGTACTATCTGCTACGACACCCGAACCGTTGGGTGGGGCTGAACAGCTACGCAGCCGAGCTAGCCTACAGCCTAAGCAGAAACGCACGCGAGAATTTCACCCGTGGCGGCGGCGAGATGCGATACGACGCAGCGGCGGTCAAGCACTGGCAAACGAACGGCGTGGGCGGCATGTGGGCGGCGGGTGTGGGCGGTCCTATCACCGGCAAGGGCTTTCACTTAGGCATTATCGACGATCCTCTGAAGAACGCAGAGGACGCCAACAGCGAGAAGATACGGGCCAAGCAGAAGGACTGGTACAGGTCGACATTCTATACCCGTGGCGAGCCTGGAAATGCGATCATCGTAGTACAAACCAGATGGAACACAGACGACCTGTCAGGTTGGCTGTTGACGTCAGAGAAGGACGAGGATCAGGAGCCTGAGCGATGGCATGTTATGTCGATGCCTGCGATAGCAGAGGCAGAAAAGCAGCAGTTTCCTGCAGCCTGCACGGTTGAGGACGACGAAAGGAGCGCAGGCGAGGCGCTATGTTCTGAGCGCTACGATGTCAAGAAGCTAAACGGCATCGCACGCAGGGTCGGGTCATATTTCTGGAATGCGCTCTATCAGCAGACACCGATAGCACGCGACGGGAATATGTTCCAGCGGCATTGGTTTCGATTGGTCGACGCGATCCCAGCCAATGCGAAAAAGGTCAGGTTTTGGGATATGGCGGCGACGACACCGAAGGCGGGGTCAGACCCTGACTGGACGGTCGGCTTGTTGGGCGCAATGGACGAGGATAAGCACCTGTACATCTGCGATATACGCAGGACACGGGACACTCCAGGACAGATCGAGAAGCTAATCAGGCAAACAGCGCAACTAGACGGGCCAAATGTTGTGCAGTTAATGGGAGAGGAAGCAGGGAGTGCAGGTAAAAAGCAAATTCACGATTACGCTGTCCGCATTTTGGCTGGATTTCCTTTTGGCGGCATTCGAGAGACGGGTGACAAGGTGACGAGGGCAATGCCGGTCAGCAGTCAAGCAGAAGTAGGCAACATCAGCATCGTCAAGGGGCCGTGGATTGACGAGTTCTTCGACGAGATAGAGGCGTTCCCGCTAGGGGTGCACGACGATCAAGTAGACGCTATGTCAGGCGCACTAATGGAGCTAATTCAGGGAGCAGGGTCATGGCTAATCGGATGAGATATTATGTATCGGACGGGGCTAAGTCTGTCCCGCTTAATTCACTGCCCGAGGAAGCCTGGACCATCATCCAGGGCGACACGGGCGACGCAGATCAGGTGCGCAAGCTGTACGAGGTCGTTTCTGTCCTGCGACGAGGTGTCGACCTGCGGGCCAATGCACTGTTGGACGTGCCGTGGTACGTCTATCAGGGTGACGCAGAAGAGCCTGTATTAGATTATACAGGCAATAAGGCGGTGGGCGGAGATCTGTCGTGGCTCACCGACTTACCCATGTTGCTATGGCTGACCGAGGCTGGACTATCCCTGCATCCTGAGGCTTTTTGGTTCGGAAGGATGACTAAGGAGCGCCAGCGTCGACGTAAACCCGTTGTTTGGGATAAGCTGCGCTTCCTGACACCTGCGTCGATGACGCCACAATATGACGAACAGAGCGGGCTGACGGGCTTTGAGCGGCGTGTTGGCGAGCGGCGGGTGACGCTGTCAACGGATCAGGTGATTTACTTCAGTCTACCAAATCCAACGCACGAAACAGACCCGAACACCGCACCTGCGCAGGCTGCAGCGGCTGCTGCTGGCGTCATATACAACTTAGACAAATTCGCTGCATCCTTTTTTGATCGAGGCGCTATCAAGGCAACATTGTTGTCTGTCCCGAACACCGCACCTGAGCTAGAGCGCAAAAAGCTCAAGACTTGGTATCAGCGGGTCGTTGCAGGCATCAATAACGCATTTGCTACCGAGGTCATATCGTCTGAGATCGAGCCGATCACGATAGGCGAGGGTACGTCTGAGATAGCAGATACGGGGCTGACCGAAACTAAGGAACGACAGGTTGCTACTGCGTTCGGCATTCCGTGGTCCAAGCTATTCGCAGACGCAGCCAACCGAGCAGTATCAGAGCAGGACGACCGCTCGTTTTTCAAGGAAACGATCCTTCCTGACGCACGTCTGATCGCACGCACCATCAATACGCATCCTATCTTCAGAGATAACGATCTGCGGCTGGTATTTGCACAGAACGAAATGCAAATCTTCCAGACCGACGAGCTAGAGCGTGCGCAGACCTTCCAGACGTACGTCAACGGCGGAATGAAGCCGTCGGTCGCAGCCGAGATCGCAGGCGTTGGCCTGCCCGATGGCGTCAAATACGAGGACCTAGACCCTGAGGAACCGAGTCCTGAAGAATTGGATGCAGCGGCTGCGCAGAATCAGCCACCACAGCAGCCACAGCAGTCCACAGGCGAAGAAGATACAGAGGCCAAGCGGTTCAGGGCATGGGCCAAGAAACGGGCTGACAGACCCGATTTCAGCGTTGACGATTTTCGATCTGATATCCTGTCACGGTCTGACAAGGCGTCCATCCTGATCGATATGATGGAGGGCGGCGTTGCCGTGAATGCGCCCTTTCGTCCTGGCGTCTACTGAGCAGCCAGTAGATCACGCGGCTATACGTGCGGCGTTGCAGGCACGGCGGGACGATGACGAGTACGAGAAGAACCTGCGTATGGGATTCGAGCGACGGGTCGAGCGGGATATCGGCGAGGCGCTATATGATGAATTTCGCATCTGGTGCATACGTCTGATCTACTATGCAAAACAGGTCGCCAGGAAGTCTGCATTTACCAAGGACTTTTGGGGCGATATCGACGCCAACAGCGAACTGGTCATGGACGACGAGGACTGGTGGGAGGCTGCGGACGAATTCATTGACGGCGGTCCTATCATGGACGAGGTCGAAGAGGCTATGGTCAATAACCCGACACCGTTAACGGCGGCAACGGGTCAGGTCGGCACTTCAGGTCGGGTCAAGGATGCATTAATGCGGGCGCTGTCCGAAAGCGTCAGCCTTGGCGCGGATATCGCATTCGACCAGATGGATCAGGCTGGCATGTCTTTCGACTATACGCTAGTGAACGACAAAGCACGTCAGGAAGCGCTGTTGTACGGCGGAGAATTGGTTACAGGCATCACGCAGCATACGCAGGACGTGATGCGGCGGGACATCGCACGCTGGATAGAAAACGACGAACCGCTATCGTCGCTGGTTAAGGACATCGAACGGTTCGGATTCGACCGCAAGCGGGCCAAACTGATAGCGTCTACCGAGGTCACCCGAGCAATTGCTATCGGTCAACATCAGGCGTTCATCGAAAGCGGTGTTGAGGTGATGCAATGGCGCACCGCACGAGACGAGCGGGTCTGCCCGATCTGCGGCAAGCTGCACCGCCAGGACGTGGGCATCTACGATCGTTTTTCTGGCGCACTGCCTGACGACATGCAGCAGCGATACAAGACAACTTTCCAGCTACCGCCAGCCCACCCGCGCTGCAGGTGCTGGATCGTTCCGGTGGTTAAGGAGATATCAGACAAGGACCTAGAGGCGCTGTCGAAGCCCGCATTGCCTGAGGGCATCCTAGAAGACGGCTTCCCTGACGACCTGAACCGACTGGAACACGTGCGGGATTTGGGCGGGTCGACAGGCGCAAAGCTAGTACGCGACCCGAATACGGGCGCTCTGTACGTACGCAAAACCGGCAACAGCGTAGGTCATCTGCGAGAGGAAGTGCTCGCAGACAGGGCATACAAGGCTATGGGCGTCAATGTCCCTGATCTGCACCTGTACGAGACAGACGGTGGACCTGTCAAGCTCGCTAAATTTATCCCTGACGGTACAACGCTCGGCGACCTGAAGCGCAGCGATCCTAGAGCATACAAACGAGCCGTCAAGGAGGTCAGGAAAGACTTTAGCGCAGACGCACTACTCGGCAATTGGGATGTGGTCGGCATGTCTAACGACAACATTATGGTCGACAAGGCTGGCGCTGTCTGGCGTATTGATAACGGCGGGTCGCTGCGATATCGTGCGCAGGGCGGCATGAAACCGATGGGATTCACGGAATACCCGCAGGAACTGTGGACGATGCGCAAGCGGCGCTGGAATGACAGGATATTCGACACAACCGAGGACGTGCTGGGCGATACCAAGTGGTTTGACATCGAGAAGCAAATGCGCAGGATAGGCAAGAACGAGGACGAATTACTGGCGCTGTTTGACGAGAACCCTGACGTGCGCAAGGCGCTCAAGGGTCGGCTAGGTCACTACGACGAATTAACTAAGATGTCATCCAAGATGCGACGGGACGATTGGGTGGGCGACTATGTCGACATATTCAGCCGTCACAATATCGGTCTGCAGGCTGCAGGATGGACCGAGACGCTACCAGACGAACTCAAAATGGTTCGTGGTGACCTGCATCGAGTCGTAGACGGCAAAGGCAGGCGCTGGGACAATCTACGAGGTCGAGATTCTGCGTCCACTAAGCTAATGGACTACATCAACGCCAATGGTGGATCGTACGGTAGAGGCAGGAGCGATGTCGTCACCTTTTGGGCGGGAGAACAGGCTGGATCGTCCTGGTCACCTGGGGCTATGGCGGGCAAGGCGTTCTGGAAAAGGCAGCGCAAACTTCCCGCAGACACATGGTCTTGGGGCGAATGGCGCGGCTACGACTTCAAAAAGGCAGACACATTCCTGGATCGAGCGCTGCAGATCACCGGAAAGGAGAACTACGAAGAATCGATGGCGGCAATGCATGCGGCATCCTATCAGGCTATGCTGCGGGTCAAGGGTCCTGGTCGCAACATACGCAAGCGCACGTGGCGTATTTGGCGTGGCGACAGCCCAGGATCGCTGCATGCACGGGGCATCGGTCCTGGCGAGACAGCGGTCATCCAGAAGGGAATCAGCGAGTCGACGTCAGGCTTCAAGTTCAACTGGCACGGCGGCGAGACGTATCAGGACGTGCCGTTCCACAGAATCACTGCGGTATACTGGTTTGATCGCACCGCAGGAAGCGGAGATGGTCTGCTACTCGGTGACGGCGAGAACGAGTTCCTTGCGATGATGGACGGTATACCTACTACTTGGAAGATGCCATAATATGATGAATCTCGAACGAACACGGCGATCTAGACGTATGGGTCATGATATCCTGTTGCTAACGATAGACGGCGAACAGGCGGTCGTGGCTGACGATCTCAGCCAAGGGCTACTGTGGGATTACGGCGTGGTCTACCTTGGCCTGGAATGGCGGGACAAGATATCGGTCACGGTGCGGGATCACGATCTGAAAGGGGCGACCGACGATCCTGACATCGTCGCAGCAGTCAAGGAATGGGCGACAGACATATTCGAGGTCGATAGCGATGCCTGAGATATCAATCGAGATTGAGGGGATCGAAAAAGCCCTGTCGAGGCTAGACGAGCGCAAGGTACGCAGGGAAATGAACAACGCTATGCGGGACGTCGTCAATAAGGTGCATCATGACATCACCGACTACCCGCCAGAATTACCTAATCAGGTATACGTCAGGAAAGGCAGCGGCGGTCTTGGCGGCAGTTTTACGACCAAGGTCAAGACGTCGCTACGGTCTGTCAAGGGGATTGTCGGGTCAGTCCTGGGCTATGTTCCCTGGGTCGTATCAGATGCGTTTCAGGCATCGATTCATCGTGGAAGATGGAAAACAGACCGTCAGGTCCTAGAGAAGAATGCGAAGTATTTCGAGAAGCGTCTGCGGGCTGCAGTGTTGAGGGTACTTAACGGCTATGTCTGAGTGGGTCGACCTGCGACAAAATGGTGTCAAATGGGGCGAATACAATCCCCGCACGAATGAGGTTCGTTTCGTGCGGGGCAAGCGGTCTGCATGCTTCAATCTCGCTCGTCTGCGTAAGCAGCGGCGTCGACGTCGAGGGTCAGGTCCTGACCAGAATCAATCCGCTCGGCGATAATAGCCTCGACGGTCATGTTGACCGACAGCTTCGCAGCGTCTGATATTGCACGCAGCCAACGCCACATATCGGGCTTTAGCATGATGCGATAGCGCTGCTCCCTGCTTTCCATTGTAGGCACTGCCTCAGCCATTTTCTCGCTCCAATCCATGCAGCCTGAATTCTTCCTGCTTGTCTGCTACCAGCATCTCGATGACCTGATTGACGCTAACCTTGTAGGATGACGGGCGCTCTATGTCGCTCATGTCTACTCCGTCAGCCTTAGCTTTCTTATACGCCTTCAGCGCCGTCGCTCGTTGCACGTCTAGCTGTTCAGCCTGTCCCTCTAGCCATTCCCACATATCGGGTCGCAGACGTATCGTCATGCCACCTGGTGTTTTCTTAAGCGCAGGGTCAATCGGCTTTCTGCCCGACCCTTCACGCCATCCACCTAATGTCATAATTCGCTCCTTTCGTTATGATACAACTGTATCACAGCGCCTCGTCTGCGTCAAGCGCCCACTCGACTAATTCACGCAGACGCCCTATAAAGTCCTGATAGAAATAGACCTGCACGATCTGATTCGGGTCAGTCAACACTTTGTCGGCTGCGGCGTACAGGTCCATGCTAACTACTTCCCTCGGCTTGTTCTGCGGCAGACCGACCGTAATCAGACGACCGTGACGCACTATCACACCGATAGACGACTTCCACCCTCCCGATCCTGATACAGCCACCTATGTTCGCCTCAGCAGTTCATACAGGCGAGCAAAGATACCCATGTCCTCGTCCGGTCCGTTTGGATGCAGGGCATTAAGGCCGTACATCGACACGTGCCGACTCTGTACGAAATCGACTGCACCGCAGTGGATGCAGTGGTCACCGTCTATTGGCGTCATTCCACCGCAGTATACGCAGTCAACCTTGTCTTGATGCCTCGGCGGCGGCGGTATCGTGTAGCCCATTTTACTCTCTCTCCTTGGCGAAATCGCTCCATTTCTCGACACGTTTGATTGACAGGTATCGCTTGCCTCGCTCCTTGGCGACCATAGCAGCGCCGATCTCGTCCGCACTGTATACGACAGGAATGTTGTGGTCACGGGCGACCTTAACCTCTCGGTCAGCGCCTGCAGATTCACCGCCCAGGCGCAGCAACACGTCGCAACACGGCACGAACGCAAGGTCTTGTGCCATCCATTGCTCATAGGTGATATGCGCACCGTGACGCCCTGTATAGAAGTGAGCCATTAGCGGATTGAAGACCGCGTACCCATCGTCGATGAGACGTACAGCCTCACCCATCATGCGGTGCGTATTTTCTATTGCGGTTGTTGGGTCACCGTCACCGGTGTACGGTCCCGATAAGAATACCTTGATCACTACGAAATCCTCCTTGCAACTCTGACTTGTTCGCCCAACCCAATGTCGTACTTCTCTCCGTCGAATTGCCTGGAATATGGCGGAAGTTTGTCGTAACCAGCCATATCGAAGCTATAGTCTCGCTCAAGCGTCACGTCGACATATTCACCGATCTCAGCCTGCGCAGCGTCCTGCAGGCTGATTACGACGCTGCGGCGATAGCGTCTGAACGGTATCAGATCGTCCCGATATCCCTCCCGCCAAGGCCCGACTATAACACTGTATCGTCTGCCATCCTCGATCGCCTGCATGATCTGCTCGCCGATTGTGATATTGGCCATGCGCTTGCGTTGGGCAACGATCTCGTCTGCACACACCAGAACAAGCGCCTCGTCATTTGCGACGAATTCCAGCGTAAAGATGCCCGTCTTTTTGTCGGTCATTCGCTCGCCCATGCGCAGTCTCCTTTGCATATCTCGGACAGCCTGACAGACCGTGCCGCTCCATCCTTGTAGTGTATGTTGACGAATCGTCGTTCAGGGAACGGAAGCGACAGGTGCGACCAGCGTATTGCGCCGTCCTGCGCAGCGTCTATCGTGGGCCAATCGCACGGGGTCGATATCCAGCCACCGTAGCAGACGTGGATGCTCTCGACGTCGTCACCGGTTACGATCTCAACGCTGTATCGTTCCCCGCCGTAGTACTCCACACGAGCTTCGATGGGCTGCTCACCCTGTATGAATGGAAGCCATATGGATATCGTCAGCAGCAAGCCCATAATCGTGCTAGTCATTCTGTTAATCCTTTCTCCATCCGCACTCACCTACACAGACATCGGCCAGCGGGAATATCGTCCTAGTGTCGTTCTGCGTCACGATCTCGATCACGTGCATTCTAGGAACTTGAACCGAACCACCGATCCAAATGTGTTGCTCTGCGTACATATCCTGCAGGCGCAGCGGTTGATACGCCAGATTTGTGTTGTAGACGAAGCACAGGTTTACTTCCTGCACGTCGTTTCGTGCCTTGACCTGAAAGTCATACAATTCGATGTCGGCTATGCGGGTCATTTCGACCTGCACGGGCGAGGGCGACTGCATGAACGGAAGCCACAGTGCAATGGTCAGTAGTAGTGCGTTAATCATCCTCCAAATCCTTTCTCCAATCCCATCCTTGGATCGCTCCCTCGGGCCACCCAGGGCCAAATACTACAATCGCAGTCGCATGGCCGGGCCTTTTCTTGTTCTCTACGCCCTCGGGCGGGTCGAACGCAACCCGTCCACGCAACAGATAGATCGAACCCTTCATCGCTAGTTCGTGCCACCATGCGGTATCGGTGGACGCTCGCAGCACGCAGACGGTCGTCACACCGTTCGCTCTTTCGTCCAGCGCCTTCGTCAGCCACACTTCAGTCTGACCGTATGGTGGATTACAGAACGCTAATCGACTTTTGACACCGTATTCCCACCAGTCAACCTTCAAGCCGTTGTTTGCGGGCGTGATATAGTTTTCGGCTTTCGCATTGTCGTCAGTTGCACAGACGTCCAGGTCAAATGCGCCGAACTTCGACTCTAACGCTTCCATCAAATCGTCTGGCGTCGACCAGTCCTGATACCCGTTCGTCTTGACGTGCGACATAACGTTGGTTTCGACCTGTTCGGGTACAGTGTATCCGTTGCGTATCGCAGCGATCAGATCGTCCTGTACTCCGATCTTGTTCTTGATCGACCATCGATCATAATCCTCCCAACGATACAGGCATGAGCAGTGTATCTTCTGATTGCCTGCGACCTGATTCCAGCGGTCGACCTCAGCGTACATCTCCTGCACCCAACCGTCGTTGACGTCTGCCCATGCCTCGTCGCCCTGATCAGTCTCGGTGATGTAGACGGGAAGCGACGTCATGCCTGCGGGTATAGCGTGCATGAAGTCCTGATAGCAGCGGAAATGCCAGCGCCAGCCCTCAGGATGAACAGCGTCAGACGCCACAAACGACGGGTCAGCACCGTGAGTGTAGGCATGAAGGGCGATACCGTCCAGATTGCCAGGGCCTACTACTTTGAGGATTGTACCGAAGTATGAGATCGGGTCGATGCCTGTCTGCATGTTCCACGGAGCTACAGCAGCAACGATCACCTCGTCATTTTCGTGGCCGTCTAGCGACCTGATTGCAGTGCGGCACAGCTTGAACGCCCGTGCGTAGTCTCCGGCAGCAATCCAGCCATCTTCGGGCCACTCGTTTTCGTGGTTTGGTTCGTTCCCTATAATCCAGCGTGTGACGCTTTGCGTGCGTGCGACGTATTGCGCACAGCTAGATGCGAAACGCTCGTATTCATGTATCATCGGGAGCGTACCCGTCGACCCGTACCCGTTATTGATGCGCACGATCACGTCAATTTGGGCGTCCGCCAGTTCGGAGTAGTCGGTTCGAGCGTCCCGTCCACCGTCCAGCCCGACTGCGACCGTATCGACGACCCAGCCGGACGTGCGATCACCGGTCACATTTTCGTGCAACAAATGCGCCCCGCCAGCATCGTGTATGCCGTAGATTGATTTTCTCATTCGCCAGTCTCCTTGAACGCCCGTTCGCAGTCCTTCAGCGTAATGCCTAGTTCGCCGAAGAAATCGCGCAACGACATGCGTTCGCCTTCGATACCGACGCACCCGTCATACCAACCGCCTATTGCTATGTCGCGGCTTGTTTTGTAGAAGGTCACGTCGATTCCTGAGTAATCAAAGTCGCCAATGTAATATGTCTTAGGCATCGTCAGCCTCCGGTCGCATACGCAGCGTCGTTCGCCAGTCGATACCCATCGGCAGACGCAGCCCGCTTGTACGTGGAAAAGACATATCCACTATTGGCAAATTCCCCCAGCCCTGTTCGGTCGGTTCGTCCAGGTAATCTCCTGGAATCAGCCAAATACCGAGTCCGGTTGGCGTAAACGCATGGGCCGTGGCGACGTCCGGCGCTTTGGACCAGTCCGGTTCGGGTATCCTCGACAGGTCCCTGATCTGGTCTATCAGCGGGACGAGTATCAGCGCAAAGCGGATCAGCCAGCCTGCGTACCCTACCAACTGAGGCGCATTTTGGGCGTTGATAAATTCCCGAATCCCGCTTCTGGTTCGCCTGTCCTGCGGCGTTCCATCGGCTAGGTAATCCATCATCTGTTTGATGTCCTGGTCTGTCGTCACGGCATCTCCTTTCCCGCTACGATCTGCTCGTACGCATGCTTGAATAGCCCTGCGTACAATTCGACCTGACCTGTTCCGTTGTACAGCGCAGCGACCCTGGTCCAGTTTGCATTCTGCAGCGCCGTCACCGCACCAACCCGATACAGGTAAGCGAACACGGCTGCGACCTGATTTAGCTCGCCTGTCTCGCTGTCACTGAACGACTCCATCATTTCCTGCACGGAAGCGTAGCCTATACCGCCATAGTTGAAGCCCATCACCTGACCTGCACCCATGCCGATGGATCGCATCGAAGCGTTCCGGTCGACGTCTGCGAAGTGCTGGAACGCATGCCATTCTTCCTCCTGCGACGCATGCAAGGCACGCCAATCTTCATCTTCGCTAGGTCGCCATTCTTGGTACTTCCACGGCTCGTCCTTGTCATACACGAGCGTCTTTTCGTACAGATCGATGTTGGGCGTTAGCGAGTCGAAAACATGCGCCTCGAATCGTATGATCAATCTACCCGCAGGGCTGAAGCCAGACCCGCCAGACTCGACCCTAAGCAGCGCCCTGATATAATCTGGGTCGATGCCCAATATGCGGGACTGTGCCTCGATAAACCATCGTTTCTCGTTCATTCAAATGCCTCCTAAATCAGCGATTCCTGCTTCAGCCATTGCGGTATATTTCCCTTCCGTATCGATTGCTTGGCCTTGCGCAGATCGTCCTCCTTGCGCCCTATTTCCTGCATCGCAACCCGCAGCGCGTCGGTCATCGGCTGCACGTTGCGCAGGTCGACCCAGCGCCCTAAGCCTGCGTCTGCGTCTCGCTTGTCGGTTGCTATGCGCACCTGATCAACACCTTCTGATCGACCGAACACACCGAACAGACAATCGCTTGTTACCCATGCCTGTCGCAGTGACGGCTCGTCGAATCCCGACGCAAGATACCAGCATATTTCGTCCAACGGTTCTAGCGCCGTCACAGCACGCCTCCCCACACTTCGGGGTCAAGTATCGGATCATCGTCGTCATCGTCCTGTGGGCTGTCTGTGGCGTCCTCGTCGTCGCCTGGACCTCCTGCCTGCCCGATAAGCAGGTTGCGGCTAATCAATCCCTCTAGCATGTCATCTGACGGCTTCGACCAATCGCTGGTCGGGTCGCATACGGCTATGTGGCCTCGCCACTTCCCATCATCGTCCAGTGATAGTTCCTGGCGCACAAGGACGACAGACTTAGTCGACGGCAGTATGAGCGTTATCGTGCGCAGCTTGTGATGGTCTTTCTCGAAGTCAGCGATGACTGCCTCGCTTTTGTCAATCTCCCAGGCGATCCAGTTGCCGCGTATGTATTTCGGTTCTTCTTTCAATTAAGCCTCCGTCCATTCCAAGAATCGTTTGCGGTCCCACACTGACGGGTCATCCATCCACGATGTATCAGGCACGGATAGCAGAAGCGCATCACGCACCCGCAGCCACCCGTTGCGCAGAGGCATTCTGCTTTCCTTGCCTGCGCGCGTCGTCCAACGCATAGCCTTCGCTTTTTCGCAGGCAATCGCGACCTCGACCGTCGAGACTGCGTCCTGCGTCACGTACTCTAGGACCTTGTCAAACTCGCCATCACGCCACATCTTCGGCGCTAGCGCTCCCGACATACCCTCTGTCTTACCTGCGAGATTCATCGTCTTAGCGACCGTATCCAGACCGACACCGAATCCCTTTGCGCAGACCACATGAAACATCATGTCGATGTGGTTTAGCGCTATCCGTGCGCAGTCTGCATAGCGCCCTGATTCGATTGCCAAAACACGGAAATCAAATGCTAGCCCGTTCCAGGTGACGAGCGTGTATCCTGCGTCGACGAAACGCTGCAGTTCGTCGACCATAATGGACGCTTCCTGTTGCGACATCTGGCCGTTGTGTGGCACGTTCTGCGGCGATGTATAGCCAGCGTGCCACGTGTACGGCGCAGCGCCGTCTGCGTACGCCATAGCGCCCACGGTGATACCCAGCGGAACTAGGTCGAGCCAGTCTTCGCCCTGCTCGATGTCCTTGTAGATTTCGATGTCCCATCCGCACAACTTGCGGTCTATCATTACCCGATCCTTTCTGCGGGCTGTGACGCTCCTCCGAACGTCCCAGCCCGCACGATGTATCACCTAGAACGGGATGTCTTCACCGTATCCTGCGTCACCGCCACCACTAGACGGCGCTGGCGCATCTGACTTGTTGCCGAGGAAGTTGACGACACGTGCCGTCACCTCAAGTGACGTGCGATGATTCCCTTCACGGTCCTGCCAGACCGTCGGCTCCTTGACCTCACCCAGGACCATCACCTGACGACCCTTGGCTAGGTGTTCGGATACCGTGCTGGCTAGCCTTCCCCAGCAGGTCACCTTCCACCAGATGGTTTCCTCCTGCGTCTCACCGTCCTTGGTCCAGCGGCGTGACGTCGCCATACTGAAGTCCGCTACCTCTGTCCCTGACGGCGTATACCGCATTTCAGGGTCGCGTCCTAGGTTGCCGATCAGCGTGATTTGTTGAAACATAGCGCCTCCTTTGTAGGCTGCGTGTGGTTATTCAGACCAGGCATTTGCCAGACGGTCGACCGATTCCTTCAGGGCTAGCAGCGCATAGATGATGCCTGCAGCGGCGGCGTTGCTGTCACCGAGCATTTCTGCATAGTCACGTGCGTGGTCCTCGGTCACAACCTTCTCGATCATCGGGTCTAGCACCAGATCGGAATTACTGTATTCGAATGCCTCTGGCGGCAGTTCGTCGATGTCTGGCAGCGGTCCAAAGTCAGGCTGCGACCCCTTGCCGTTGCTGTTGATCCGCAGCGTGGCGGCTTCTTCATTGTACGCTTTCTTGGTGTCTGACAGGCTCTTCTTCAGGTCCTGGTACTCACAGCCGAGAATTTCTGCATATGCCCGCAGAGCGTCTGTTGTGGTCCCACGTGCGGGAAATTCACCCCGCTCTATCATACTAATCACGTACTGATAGAAGTCCTTGTCACCGGTCAGTTCGATGACACGTTCAGACATTTCAGCCTGCGTCATCTTTGCGCGCTTGCGCAGGACGGCGATCAGGTTGCCAAATGTGATATTGTAGGTACTCATTTGCGATTCCTTTCGTTTCGCTTGGTGACAGACTGCACCGTGCAGCCTGTATTATCGAGTGTATCATAGCGTCAACATGATGTCAATACCGATACACTAAAAAGACGGGATCGGCCTCGACGACCGATCCCGATTGGTGACTCGCTATGCTGCGAAGGTCCAGCGCATGACATTGCCGTCACGTACCCAGCCGATCTGCAGCGTATACATTCCGTCGATATACTCGCCCGTTATACCCCAGATATCCCAGACCTGTCCGAGGATTTTCTTCGGCTCGTACCCCTCGGTGTGGTACTTCTTGACGAAGATCGTGGCCTTGTCTCGCTTGACCTTTCGCATCTTCACTCGCTGTTGTCGGGCTGTCATGTCGCTGTCCTTTCGTCGCTGGTCTGTTTTCGTTCACTGATTGAAGTGTGTCACAGCGTAGTGAGTATGTCAAGACCCAAAACAAAAGTCGGGACAGACCGCCTGATCTGTCCCGACATGACGCCCTATTCCAGCAGGCTACGCAGGTAGTTCTTCAGGTCGCCTTCGTCACCCTCGCAGACGACGATTCCCGTATCGTGGCAGACCCTCTCTAGCATGCGATAGTTGCCAGCGCCTCGGTCGACGTCGCAGCGTACATAGTATGTGCCGCCGTATTCCTCGTTGAAAGCCTCGACATAGTCCTCTAGTACGGTCAGGTCGTCTAGCACGTTTGCGGTTGTCATGATGCAGTCCTTTCGGTTCGCTAGTTGGGGCTGGACAGGTCGCCCAGCCCCTTGATGCTGATTGAAGTGTATCACTATGTCGGTACGTTGTCAAGACCCAATCTTAGAATTGGCCTGTTTTGGTCTGGTGACAGGCGCTGCGCAGGGCAAGCTATTAATAGAGCGCTGCGTCGACCTGCAGACCAATCTTCACGAATTTCGAAATTGGGTCTTGACATCATACCCACGTTCTGATACACTCGAATCAGATGCAGGACAACACGGGCGACAGCCCACAAGTGTACGAAAGGACGCAGACATGAATGCAGAATACGGAGTAGAGGCGCTAGAGGCACTGCGAGTCGCAAAGCAGGCGCTGAAGGATCGGGACCTGACGACCGCCAACAAGTATCAGGGTGAGGCGATCGACCTGGTAGGCGAAACGCCCGAGGTCTGGCGAGTCGGAAAGGCGATCCTGGCCCTTGAGACACTGCCAGAGTCTGGCTGGCCCAAGGTCGAGCCGTACATCGTCGACCTAATGCCGGAGTCGTAAATCAATCAGGGACCTGTAGGAATGCAGGTCCCACCACCACCGACCACAGGGAGGCATCATGAAGGCTACAGTCATCGAGGTACGTCACCCGAACCAGTACGAACGCCCCAAGGTCAAGGTTCAGGTGCGCAGGCGGTCGAGACCCGACTATCTTTTTATGCGGGACCACCGCCACCTGTACGACCAACTGCAGGTCGGCGACACCATCGAGGTCGTACGCCATACCAACAACCCGTACGTCGTCCCTGTCGAGTGACAGGGACCAACGCCCAAAAGGAGCGCATTATGCTATACCGAGTCTACTATCAGAACGAGCCGAGCTTCGAAATCCCGAAGCAGATCATCGTAGGCGAGACCCACACCTTCGTGCGCAAGGTCGAGGCGCTATCTCCCGAGGACGTCTATCGTGAGATGCAGGCGGAAATCTGGTCGCCAAACGGCGAGGCCAGGGACTTGATCCGCAAGCTGGGTCTCCGCCACACGTCAATGTCCGTGGGCGACGTGATACGCAGCGAGGACGGCTTCGAGGTCTACGTCGTCGACGATGTCGGATTTCGTCAGGACGTCACATTCTGGACGCGAACACCTGCGTATGAGCCAATCATCGCAGCGAGCTAATCATCATAGGGACCTGTCACCGAGGCAGGTCCCGCAATCGAAAGGACTACATCATGAACACCCGATATACACTCGTCGACTTTCACGTACCCAACATCGTGTCGGACGGCTGGACCATTTGGAACGCACCAAGACCGCTCGCGGGTCAGGTCGTATGGCAGAGCGATTTCGTCAAGGGCATCTTCTACGCTGCAGCCGATCCTGGCGACGTCGAGGGCTACGAGTACGCAGCCGACTTCAACGAACGCATGGATGCCTGCATCCTGGTTAGGGCGACCGAGCAGCAGTGTGTGGACAGCGCTGTGGCGCATCTGACCGACAGAGGATATAAGCCCCTAGACGTCAGCGTCTGCGTCCAACAGGACCGTGAGTGGGCTATACAGCGGGGTCTGGACGTGATGAACGGCTACGAATAGCCCGCACAATACGAAAGGCCCTGCAGACGTGAGGCGTCTCAGGGCCTTCCTAGCGAACGAAAGGTTTTTTGTAAACCCACCGTGACATCATATTAACACAGATGCCTCGCTGCGTCAATACCCTGTCGGGACGAAAATAAATATTGGTCGAAATTGGGTCTTGACATAGACCCTACATTCTGATACACTCGAATCAGTGAACGAGATAACCCGCCAGTCTGAAAGGACACAGACATGAAATTCTTCACAGGTATCAAGACCGCAGCGGACGCCAAGAAACTGTATCGCGAGCTAGCGATGCAATTCCACCCCGACAGAGGCGGCGACGTCGAGACGATGCAGGCGATCAACGCCGAGTATCACGAGGTCCTGGCTAGCATGCACGGTCAGACGACGACCCAGGCAGACGGCAAGGAATGGACATACTACTACAACGAGACGGTCGAGCAGGAAATCATCGACCAGATCGACGCCACGCTGAAGGCGGCAATCCTGACCGACAGCCACGACTTCAACCTTATCGGTCGCTGGCTTTGGGTGACGGGCGATACCCGACCCATCAAGGAGGGTCTGAAACAGCTACACTTTCGCTGGCACAGCAAACGAACCGCTTGGTATTGGAAGCCGTCGACAGCCAAGCGTAGCGTCTACAACAAGGGCGCTAGCCTGCAGGACCTAGCACGAACCTACGGTGCAAGCCACATCGGAACCGACCGTCAGGAGGACGAGGCGAAGCAGGTCAAGGCGCTGACCTGATACGGGCGACACACAAACGGGACCTGCGCGCTGCAGGTCCCTTTTTCATGAAGGGATATGACGATGTCTAACCAGTACTCAAGATCAAAGATAGCACGCATCGCAGCCAAGACCGATTGGCATTGCTGGTATTGCGGGCGTGAAGTCAGGCGCTACGGAATCGGTGTCAGCCATGCCGAGACGCTGCACCTAGAACATAGCACGCCACGATCTGACGGCGGCGACAATAGCGATGACAATCTGGTCCCTGCATGCGGGACATGCAACACGTCGAAGCAGACTAAGGACGTAGAGCGATACCGTTTTTCCTGTATGCTGAAGGACCTGGGCATCGTGGAATTCTCCGACGCGCAGATAGACGCACTTGTCACGATCCTGGGCTTCGATTTATACGAATCAGTGAGGGTGATGTATCGGAAAAAGCACGGCTGCGACATGCGCTTTTACGGCGAGGACTGCTAGCTTACCCTACATCGCATGGCGGTCATGGGTCAGGCGCATGAGCACCCCCCCCTACACCGTGTGGCGGTGACGATCAATATAAATACTTACTACTTACTAACGGCGCAGAAGCGCCAACAGCGCAGACGACGCTGCGCAGACTGTGCAGGCAATCTTCACGACTTTCGGAAATTCCCGAAATTGGGTCTTGACAACGTACCCACGTCATGATACACTCGAATCAGTGAAGGGCAAGACACAAATCCGAAAGGAAAGACGATAGACTGACAACACAACAAGTAGGGTCGGGCGACATGCCTGACCCGACACACAATCAAGAAAAGGCTACATCATGCGACAGTCACAGAAATACAACGCCAACGTCGAGTCAATCATCAATATGCGCAGAGAGGTCGATGAGGGGCTGCAGAAAATCGACGAACTGCTAGAGGGTCACTACTACCACCCGATCACAGACCAGATCGTCGAGGAACAGGAACGCATCATCAAGTGCTACAAGTCTATGACGTACGCGCTACAGGGCATGAAGTAGGCTGCAGGTCATCATACACGGGGCGGTCGTCTGACCGTCCCGACACCCAACCACGAAAGGCGAGCGAAATGACAACATCAAGTGACGTATACGTGAAGATCGAGCAGGGACAGACGGCGCGACATAGTCGACACTTTTACAAGGCGGCGCAACTACTGAGCCAGTCGATGCAGAAGCTACTAGCAGACGTGCAGGTCGAGAGGGACAAGCTAGAGGCGCAAATGGACGCCATCGAGGAAACGATGAAGAAATATCCTGCGATGCCACATAGCGACGCCAAGGCATGCGACTACTTCGAGAAGGTCGAGCAGGAACGGGACGATCTGCAGGCTGCATACATGATAGCGCTGCAGGTATACGAGGAGTCAATCGAGGGGCTGAAGCTACTCTAGTTGCAGACGCAGACACGAAGACCCTGGCCCTAGCGGTCGGGGTCTTTTTATTTTGCTGCCACAGCGCCACAGGCGCACGCTGTGGCGTTCTACGCACATAGCTGGTATATCAGGTCGATTTGACAGCGTAGTGACGCTGTGATACACTGCAGACAGTCGAATATTTGAGCGCTAGACGCCGACGGGAGTGGATTCCGCATCCACGCTGTCGGCGCTTTTCATTTACACGGGGCGAATATGGACGAGCTAATTGCATTTGGGGCGACGCTGAAGGCGCGACAGGTCGATGACGAGACAGGCATCGTCGAGGCGCTTGGCGTGCGATTCAGTGACCCTAGCGAGCTTGACCTGTACGGGGATTACTTCGACGCACGCACCGACTTTGGACCGCATAAGGGCAACGGCATGGCTGCGACGCTGAATCACCGAATGCCGATGCACACCGACAAGACGTCAGGTCCCGAGGCGACCAAGATGGAGCGGCTGTCGAAGCTGAAGTTTGGGAATCCGGTCGTGGCCGAGATGACTGACGCAGGCATCTTAGCCCGACACGTGCTTGACCTGCGGGACGAGTACGAGCGCATGATCTTCGAGCTAGCGTCGCAGGGCAAATTGTCCTGGTCTAGCGGGACCGCACCGCACATGGTCGACCGTGGCGACGACGGGCATATACGCACGTGGCACATAGTCGAATGGGCATATACGCCAACACCCGCAGAGCATCGATTGCCTTCAATCATGCCTGCGAAATCATATGTCGAATTAGTGAAAACCTGGGCAGAGCAGGCTTCCGGTTCAGAGGTGCAGATGCCAGAGGACGCCAGATCAGCGTCAGCGCAGAGCACAGAGGCGGAGCAGGTCGACAGCCCACCGAATCGTGACGCAGTATCAGATACTACGGAGGACTCCAAAATGGAGGCACCAAACGTCAACAAAGGGGTCGACCAGGAGGCACTGACCGCAGAAGCCATGAAGGCTCTGCTAACCGAATGGAAGGCCGAAATGGTCACCGAAGCCGAGACAAAGGCTGCGGAGGCTGCAGGGAAGTCTGTCGAGACGCTGAATGAGCAGATCAGCGGTCTGATGGACATGCTGGAAGATCAGAAAATGGCGCGCATGGCCGAGGACGCAGGATATATCAGCAATATCGGCGGCACAGCCGATCCTGAGGTCAAGAGTTTCGGAGATTTCTGCCTCGCAGTGCGGCGCAAGGACACGAAGCGACTGGTCAAGGTTTACGGGTCACAGCCTGACGGCAGCGACACGAAAGCCCTGGAACTTGGCGACGGCAGCGGCGCTGGCTGGTTGGTCCCGATGGACTACAGCACCGAGCTTATGCGAGTCTCCGAGATTCAGAGTCCGGTCATGTCGCGTGTTCGCGTGATTCCTGTGGGTGTTCCTGCAGGCTCATGGCCCGCTCTGGATCAGTACACCGCACCGTCTACCGCAGGCAACGGCGACACCGCATTTGCGGGCGGCGTAACGGCTGCGATGACTGCGGAGGGCGAGGCGCTGACCGAGACCGAACCGGACTTTAGCATGCTAGAGTGGCGTGTTCACAAGATCGGCGGAATCACCAAGATCAACAACGAGCTAATCGCAGACAGCCCGCAGACCATCGACGCCTTGCTGTCGGGTCTGTTCGGAATCGCTGTCGGGGCGAAGATGGAGAAATATGTCATCCGTGGAGACGGCGCTGGCGAACCGCTCGGAATCCTGAATTCTGGCGCAATCGTCAACGTGACACCTGACACGGATGGATCGTTCACGTGGCCCGATGTGGCGTCCATGACGGCACGTCTTCGCAGCGTAGGCGGTCAGGCTATCTGGCTTGCGCATCCTAGCGTGTGGCCCGATATCCTGCAGATGGAAATCGGCACTGCAGGCGCAAATGCCTGGACCGCAAACATGCAGGCTGGTCAGGGCGGGACGATCAACGGTTATCCGATTGTGAACTCCGAGCACAGCCCGCAGAAGGGCAATGCTGGCGGCGTAGTCTTGGCTGACCTGAGCGCCTACATCGTGTGGCGTCGCGAGGGTCTGTCCATCGCATTCAGTGAGCATGTTGACTTCGCCAACGACCGAGGCACATGGCGCTTCACTGCACGTGCGGACGGCAAGCCGTGGCTGAAGGACGCCATCACCCTTGCTGACCCGCAGGGTAGTTACGAGGTCAGCCCGTTCGTTGTCCACAACGACTAAGGACTAGAGCCTAAGTAGGGAGTCGGGCGACCGGCTCCCAAGGCATAAAGACCAAGGAGGATTTCAAAAATGAGTTTGAATGCACAGGGTCAGATGTCCGAGCGTCTCGCTGTCGTTGCCTGCATCGATCCAGACGCTTATACGACCGGCACAACCGCATCTGACACCATCGACATGAAGAATCGTGGCCGAGTGATGTTCATCGTTCAGGCGGGTACGCTTGGTTCGTCTGCGACGCTTGACTTCAAGCTGCAGGGCTGCGCAACCAGCGGTGGCACGTACGCAGACATCAGCGGTAAGGCCGTCACGCAGTTGACCGAAGCAGGGACTGATAGCGACAAACAGGCTATTGTCGAGATCAGCGCCGAGGAATTGAAGGACCTGGGCTACAGGTACATCAAGGGTCAACTAATTGTCGGCACAGCGACGAGCGACGCAGGTGTTGTGGCGCTAGCGGGCGACCTCGCCTACTATCCCGCAGCCGACGTTGACCTGACGTCTGTCGACGAGATTGTGGCGTAAGCGCACGCAGAAAGGAGCGCATCGTGCGAGTACTGGTCTATTGTCCAGTCGCACCAAAAACGCCCAAGATATACGGAAGAACGCTCCAATCGATCTTTAGGCTCGATTGGAGCTTTCCGCTTGATTACGTCTTTGGGCGCGAAGATCATCCTGCCGGCACAGGTTACGAGAACATACGGGATAAGCACAATCATGCGCGGCGCATCGTCCTGAATGACGGCTACGACGCAGTCTTGTTTGTAGAGGCTGACATGGTCATACCGTCTGACGCACTGCGCAAGCTAGTTAGCGTCGACGCAGATGTGGCTTATGGGCTGTACGTCAATCGGCACGGTTGGAGGCGCTGGCTAGCGTTCACGATGCTAGACCGAAACGGGGCGCAGAGTCTGTCGCAGAAGCCCGACCTAGCGCAGGCATGCTGGGGAAGCCCGATTGAGACGCAGGGCGCTGGTATGGGCTGCACGCTGATCAGGCGGCATGTCCTAGAGAAACTAGAGTTCCGGCTCCCGCAGGACGGCGGCGACGACGTCGCAGACGACTGGATGTTTGCGCTCGACTGTCAGCGGCTAGGATTGCGTCAGGTCCATCACTTGGGCGTTGTCTGTGGTCATATCAGCCCAAACGGTGTGTTGTGGCCCGATCCTGAAGCAAAGGACCTATGTCGCACCGAATTCGACGAGGATACGCCACCTGCGGGGCAGATAGCGACCAAGGATAAGCCGGTGGTGATTGACATCACCGGATTGAACAGAAAGGACGTATACGGATGGCAGACGGAAATGCGAAACCCAAACGTCGCACCGCAAAGCCCGAGCGGTATCGAGTAAATGTCGCCCTGGTCTATCAGAATCGGGGCTTAAACGTTGGCAACGTCATAAGCAGCAAGGACTATCCAGCCAGCGTACTAGTCGACTGGCTAGCGAAGGGTCAGGTGCAGAAATTTGAGACTTGAGGTAATCACCAGAACCTATATGCGACCGCAGATGCTACGGCGCAATTGGGAAAGTTTAGTCGAGCAGACAAGCAACGATTGGATGCAGACCAGACTCCCTGATTTGGTCGGGATCGGCGTTGAGGCTGCGAACGCCAAGATAGCGGAAATCGCACCTATGCTGACTGGTGATTACATCTGGATACTGGACGATGACGACGAGTGTTTTTATCGGCGCTTCGTGCAGGAAGTGCTAAATATCGCAGTATTGCACAATCCAGAACTGATCATGGTGCGTATGGATCACGGTCTGCTGGGGATACGACCGAATGACAGGGCGTGGCGCAGGTCACCGACGCACGGTCAATACGGGTGCAGTTCATTTGTGGCGAGGCGAGATCTGTTTCAGACGCACGCGCACCGGTGGGCGACGGGCGTCTATCACGCAGACTATATGTTCCTTGAGACTGCGTACAGGCACGCATCGCTGCGCAATGCAGTCTACTGGCATAACATCGTCGCTAGTCGGGTGCAGCGCATTAGTTACGGAATGCCGGAATAATGTCATACATCACCAAGACAGAATTCAAAGCATATCGAGGAATCAGCGGCACGGGCGACGACGACCTGATTGACGACCTGATAGCGGGCGCACAGAAGAAGGTCGACAACTATTGTCATCGCACATTCGAAGCTAGCGCAGACACGACACGCTACTTTGACGCCGTGGACGATGTGGACGGCTACACGCTGTTTCTGGATAGCGACCTATGCGCTATCACCACAATCACCAACGGTGACGCTGACGGCACTGAGATTCTGTCCACACAGTATGTGACGGAGCCGCGCAACGACACGCCATACTATGCGATCAAGCTGCTGGCGTCGTCGGGTCTAGCTTGGGAGTACGAGGACGATCACGAAAATGCGATCAGTATCGAGGGTCGCTGGGCATACAGCACAACCGCAGACGATCTGATCAAGAAGGTTATGTATCGTCTCGTCGCCTACTACTACGACCAGCGCAAGAATGCGGCTGACCTGGACCGACCGATTGTCACGGGGCAAGCGACCGTTCTACCGTCAAAGTTGCCGTCTGACATCGCAGACGACCTAGCGCCCTATGTGAGGTTGGTTTTCTAATGGCATACACAAATCTGGCTGGTCTAATGTCTGACCTGATGGACCTGACCGTCACAGACGTGGCGACGGTCCTGGATCAGCCACCGGAATTCATAAACGACACCGACCTGCCTTTGATGTGGCCCAACCTTCCAGAGCAGTCGGGAGAGCTAGTTTCTGTCGGTGGCGCTGTCGGGCTTGCCGTTGGTCGGGCTGAGGTCATCATCGCAATCGAGCCTGAGGCATTCGAAAGTCATGCGGTCAATTTCGCTTTGGCCGTATCGATTGTCGACGATCTGTATGCGCAATTCAGCGCTAACACCGTCGCTATCGGCATCGATAGCTGGACTATAGCGGTGGAGCGCAGGGTCATCAACGAGGCGGCGTATTGGTGCGTGGTAGCAACTGTGGAGGCTAGCTGATAATGGCTCCGACCAAGGGAACGAATGCGAGCTTATTTGTAGACGAATTCAAGTTTGACAGCGCAACAGCAAAGCTGACGGTAGACATCAATGTGGGCGAAGGGTCTGCGATGAGTCTGGCGTCGACCGGCGAGGAATACGCAGCGCTGCTCGGCACGATGCGAATCATGCAGGACGGCTACGTTCAGGGCTTCAATGCAGACGAATTCGAGGCGGAATTATACGACCGGCTCGGCGTGACTGGCGTTGTCGTATCGGCGCTATTCGGGACGCAAAACACGGCATGTCCTGCGTACATCATACCGGATGCATTCGACACAAAGATGGAGTTCGCAGCGCCTATCAAGGACGTCATGACGCTGAACGGCGAGTGGGCTGCATCTGACGATTGCTATCGTGGCATTCGCATCGTCGACCAAGTGACGATCTCGGCTACGGGCGCAGAGGACGCCATTGACCTAGAAACCGCAGGGTCAAACGGCGGGCTGTTTGTCGTCCATGTGACAGCTATAACGGGGTCAGCAACAGACGCAATGGTCAAGCTGCAGTCTGCATCGACCGAGGGCGGTTCGTACAGTGACGAGGCTACAGTGACGTTTAGCGATGTCGGTGGCTTTACGGCTGTCGTCAGCGACGCTGTGGATCGGTGGGTACGGCTAAACTGCACCAGCTTAGGCGGTGCAACATCATTCGTGGTGACGGCTATCGCGTGCGTCGACGGCGTCACAATGTAACGGAGGACTAAATCATGGCAGGTGTGAAAGGGGCTGGCAATGTAACGGTCACCTACAACAGCAACGAGATCACGAATTACCTGAGTCAGGTGCAGTTGCAGGGCGTAATCAGTGAGCTAGAGGCTACGCATATGGGCAGCACAGCCGAGGAATACGTTCCTGGGCTTGCGTCCTGGTCTGCGACGATTGACCTGATCGGATGGGATTCTACGGTGGACGGCTATCTTGCGCCTGATATCGTTAGCCCAGGCACGAAGCGGACCTGCGCAATTGCGTTCACGAACGGCGGAACTACGGTTACCTACACGTGGACGTCAGAGGCGTTTATAACGTCATTCAGTCTGCAGGCTGCACCGTCCGAAATCATCGGAGCGGCTGGAATTCAGCTTCGCCTGAACGGAGCACCGGCACGGGCAACCAGCTAATCGAAAGGAGCAGTATGCGCTACGAATGTGACGTAGAGGGATTCGAGGGGAATTTCGTCAATTTCTCGGACTCGTGGACTCGCAAGGAGATTCGCGAGTTTTGGGATAAAAGCAGCGATAACACGACCGCAGATGAATTCATGAAGTTGGTATCGTCCAAAGTCAAGGGGCTGCATCTTGACGTCGTCTATGGCGATCAGATTACCGAGCCTGTACAGTTGACCGAAGATGCGCTCGACAGGATAGACAACAGGCTGTTTCGATGGATTACATTCGTCATCATCGACGCAGCGCATGAGGTAGTTAAGCTGGGAAACGCAGTCGGGGAGCGATTGTGGGCTACAGTCGAAACATCGCAAGACACGTCGCTCCCGACGAACTCACAGACGGATGGCTAATGCGGCTTTTTCCAGGTCGCACACTGGACGAACTAGACCAGATGGATTTCGCACGTCTGCAGCGCGCATTGGATGCACGCGCGGTCGAGCGGGCTGAGGACAAGCGCAAGCGCCTGTTTGACGGCGAGATCAATGCGGGCGATATCGACGAAAGCGAATGGGAGATCATCCTAGAGAACGATGCTATCGAGCAGAAGCTACTAGAGTCTAGCACGGACGACACAGAAGATTAGCTGGCAACAGCCGTCCGATATCGGGCGGCTTGCTGCGTCAGCGGGAACACACAATGGCTGCATCAAAAGTAGACCTAATTCTCGACGCCAAGAATAAGGCGTCCGGCAAAATCAAGCAGGTCGGCTCGGACCTAAAGGGGCTTGACAAGGCTGCGGGCGCTGCATCCTCAGGCATCACGGCGCTGGCTGGTGCGGCTAGCGTTGCGGCGGTCGCAGGGCTGTCTGCGATGGCGTTTGAGATGACGTCGACCGCCAAGCAGTTCGAGGCGATATCGGTCGCAGGTCGACGCATGGCTGCGGAAAATGGCGACAGTCTCGACATGATGCTGGCTGCGATGAAAGAAGCGTCTGCGGGCATGATTAACGAGACAGACCTGATTCTGGCTGCGAACAAGGCTATGACATTGGGCGTCGCATCGTCTACCGAGGACCTTGTCGCGCTAATGAATCTAGCGGCTGAACGAGGACCTGCGCTTGGTCTTTCGATGGCCCAAGCATTCGACGACTTGGTCACTGGTCTTGGTCGTGGGTCTGCACTAATCCTCGACAATTTGGGCATCGTGATGGACCTGAACACGGTCAACAAGGAATACGCAGACAGCGTAGGAAAGACCGTGCAGGAACTGACCGAGGCCGAGAAAAAGCAGGCGCTAGTCAATTCTGTTTTGTCCGAGGCCAAGGGCAACACAGAACTGATCATCGACCCGACCCAGCAAGCTGCAGCGGCGTGGAAGGGCTTCAGGACGCAGCTCGCATTGATGGTCACGGAGGGCGGGGCGGTCCCTGGCGTCCTAAATGCTATCACGGGCGCTCTTAACGGGATCACCGACACGCTACTGACCGTCACTCCTGGCGAGGAATTTGCATACACGGCGGCGATGCTAGAAAAGCTCAAGGGCGAGAACGAGGAACTAAATCGTATCGTCGAGAGCAGCCTGACGCCAATGTTCCTCAAGAATCAATACCTGCAGAAGATAGCAGCAAATGAGGAACTGATTACGGAATTGCAGCAGCGCAATGCGCAGTCTGCGTTGGACATGGCAAATGCCGCAGGTCAATATTACGGCGGCGCGGACAAGCTAGCGCAGGACGCCATCGCATCGCAGGAAGCGCTAGAGCAACAGGTCAAGGCTACGACAGATGCCCTAAATGCACTTCAGGCAAAATCGGAATCAGTCAAGGCTAGCATCACGTCGTCTCTTATGAGCGGTGCGACTGACTTCGTAGGCGGTGATGCGGTCGCAGGCTACAACATAGCACGTGAGAAGTCTGTCGAGCTAGAGACACAGTTAGCACAGATAGCGCTCGCCAACAATATCTCGATGGAGGATGCCAACAAATACATTCTCCCCGAACTGATTGCTGGGCAGACTGACCTGTGGCGTGAGGCGACCAAGACATCTAGCGCCGTCGCACAGATCAGCGATGAATACAGGAACCTGCAGAGCGCCGTCGATAGCGTCCTGAGCGAGGCGCTGGACGTTGGCGTGGGCGATGCGTGGCGGGAAGGTCTACCAAGACCAGAAGCAGTGAACGAGGACGCCAGACGGCTTGCAGACGTCGCTGTTCAGGGCTTCGCTAGCCCTTGGGCGAAGTATTTCCAAGACACGTTTCCTGACCTGTGGGGCGAGATGACTTCAGGCGGTGACATACAGTCGGCTGCAGCGGAAATCTTGAATCAATTCGAGCAGGGTCTGCGACCTGAACTAATCGACAAGGAGACAGCCAAGGAGCGCGTGCGCAAGATGATAATGGGCGACGCTAACTTGGCCGAGCTAGCGCGTGAAATCACGAACGAACTGGCGGCTGAGATGGGCGTCAGCGCCGAAACGATACGAGGGTACGCAGACAGCGTTCTAGGCACAAACGACACGTCTACCGCAGGCACAGACGCATCTAGCGCCTTTGGTGACGGAGCAGTCTCACAGATCAAGGAGGCGCAGACAGGAGCCATCGTCGTGGGCGAGTTTCTGGCACAGATTCGCGAGAATTTCGAGACGATCAAGACCGAGGGTAAGAATGCTGGTAAGGAATGGGGCGGCGGTTTCTTGGAGACAGTGCGGGACGGCGTACCTGCGGAACTCGTCAGTCTACTAACCGACCTCGTCACCCCTGGCGTGATGGCTAATCTGTCGCAGTATGGGACACTGACAGGAGCAGATCAATAATGGCAGCGCCTTCATTGAACAGTAACACGATTGCGTATCCTGCGACCTACGAGCCGAATATAGGCTATCGTGGCGGCGCACGGTCTATGGCTGACGGCACAATAGTTCGTGACCTAGTGAATTCGAGCTACAAGCGAACGATCAGGATGACATTCAGGCTGATCACAGAGGCGGAGCTAGACACGCTGATCGCGTCCTATCATGCGGCGGCAGATGACGCAGGCGTTATCTTTACGGATCATAACGGTGACAGCTATACGGTCACGCAGCCTGTATCGGCTACTGAACTGCAGATATCGCAGATCAGGCTAACTAGCAGTTATCGATACAACGTGACAATGGTCCTGCAGGAGGTTTGATGACGACCCGCGAGATAGATTATCACTTCAGAGTTGATTGGGATTTCGACGGCAGTTATACGGACGAATCTCTGCATTTGATCAGCGCTAACGGACGTCTGCGTCTGGCTGCACCTGCATCTTCTATCGCATCACCGAAGGGTATTGTGGATCAGATGACGGTCGTTCTCGATAATTCAGAGGGCAGATACAGCCCTATGAATTCAGCGGGCGCTTTGTACTCTAGCATTCAGGACGGCGGCGCATATCATGCACCATGCTATTTCGAGGTCAGCATAGACGGCGGCTCTAATTTCTATCGCACCTTTACGGGCGTAATCAAGATTCCTGTCGAGCAGGGACCTACGATAAGAACGACTGCGATAGTGTCAATAGATTGTCGGGGCAGGGACGAGACACTGCTCAATAATCGGGTCAGCACGACGCAGACACGCTTCCAGACGGCATACGCCAACTACTGGAATGAGGCCGAAATCATCGATCAGTGGCTGACAGATGCAGGGCTGTCAAGCGGCAGTGACTATGTCGTGGACGAGGGTCTGTTTCGTGTTCCGTGGGTCTGGCTAGACGACGAATCACCTATCGAGGAAATATGGGCGCTGGCTGCGGCGTGCGGCGGTCGCTTCTACTGCGATCCTGATGGCGTGTTTCGATACGAGAACGCCTATCACTGGCTGTTATCACCGCACACAGTCTCGCAGGAGACGATTACGGAATCTAATCACGCACAGATCATGCCATACTATAGCGACAGGGACCTATATAAATCTGTCACGGTCGAAACGTCCGGGCGTGCGTTAGCGGCAATCGACACGATCTGGCAAGCGGAGAATGTCGTCACCGTCGCACCCAATACGACCAAGACAGTAACTGCGAAAATGCGCCAACCCTGTTACTCAGTGAATGCGATATCCTACACGGCGGTTACTCCTGGCGGAGTCGACCTGGACAGCTACATTACGGTTACTGCGACATACTATGCGCAGCGCATAGAACTGTCAATCGAAAATGCACACACAGAACAACAGGCAATGCTGATCGGTCTGCAGGTGACAGGCATCGCAGTGGACGGTCGACCGTCGCAGGAGGAAACGTACGATTCTGACGATACGTCATATTGGAACACTAGTAAGCGTCAGGGTCGCACGCGTGCGTTACGATCCAATGCGTGGGTGCAGACCAGGACGCAGATGGAATTCCTTGGAACTTTCCTAATCGATCGTTGGGAGAATCCTATCCTAGCCTATCGTCTGCAGGGCGTCCCTGGCGACCCACAGCGGCGTCTGGGCGACCGAATCACGATAGACGATGAATCGGTCATGTCTAGCAGTCGGGACGCATACGTCACCGAGATTACGTGGCGGGCTGACGGGACAGGATTCGTTCAGGATATCATCGCATACGATGCGCTCAATATGTTCCCATCATCGAGCTATTTCGTGCTCGGAACAAATCAGTGCGGTGACACGGAGGTCCTTTTCTACTGATGGCATATCAGGCTATATCGTCCCTTTCTGCGGGGAGTACGGTCACGGCATCGTATCTCAACAGGTTGGCTGACAACGCCGAGTTCATATACGACGTCATGGATCAGGGCAATACTCCCTTCGCATCCTACAGTCGCGAGTCTGTTTCGTCTATCGACGAGACAGATGTCTTGTGGCGATTCAGGCATCGCAATCGATACCTGAATTATCAGATATGGTCGCTGGGCTACACGCATATTCGAATCTACTACAACGGCGTTCAGGTCGCAGGGAGCGAATCACCGACTGCAGGATATTACACGGGCGTTGCAGACCTAGAGGACATAACGTCCTGGTCGAATTACGAGGGCGGCTGGCTGATCACAACGGTCTACGCAGGCGGGACCGGCGAGGCAGACATCGTCATCAATGACGGGACATACTATCTCTGCACTGCAGATCACACGGCAGACGCATCAAACGAACCGGGCGTTGGCGGGTCTTGGACGTCATATTGGGCGGCGATAGCAGAGCCTGTCATCGGCTCGATCTACACGGTCCACGTCGACATCGGTTTTGACGAGAACAGGGTCGGCATCGTCGACTACCTGATGGAAGGGTATGGGCTATGACATTCGAGAAGCTAGCGGACCGAGTCGACGATGAACTGTTGACTGCGACCTGTCTTAATGCACTGTCGCAGAACGTCGAGCACGCCTTCGGAATGACGCAGGGCATGAACGTCGGCTTCCAGACCTACGTTGGCGATGTCTCAGACCTGACCGGATCAGACGTTATTTGGATGATACGGCACAAGCTAGACTACTTTCACTACAACATCGTTGTTGACGCTGACCTGGACGATATATATATCAAGGCGCTACTGGTCGATAATTCAGGAAGCACGATCACGCTATACAGCAACGCCTCGCCAGGGTCTACGCATACGTTCAGTGGCTATGTCGACGTATCGAGCCTGTTGTCTGCGAGCAACTGGTACAAGGTGTGGGTCGAGATAGACTACTCGGATGGGGAGACCCACGCAACGTACGTCTATGACCTGTACGAGTCTGACGCCACATCGTTAGGCACGTCGACCGAGTCGAGCTACGCAGCACCGCAGCGCTGGTCGCACGGTGACACCGTATCGGCTGCGAATATGAACAAGTATAAGACGGCGCTGGACGCTGCTTACAGCCGTTCAGGTGACGAGCAGTATATTCAATTGGTTCGTCAGAACAACACGCCAGACGGCGCTAGTGGCTATCGTGGCGGCTACTTTTTCGTACACCGTCAGCGCTGGTTGCACTTTGTCGGGGATCAGGTCGAAATCGTCGACCCTATTCTAGGAAATGATACGCAGGAAGAAACGACGAGTCCGGTTGACCTGTACACGGTCGATTGGCTTGCCGAGGGCATGCTGTACGAGGTCAAGGACTGCGTATTCTGCACGGAGGACAGCGATCCATAATGCCGAAAGATCAAAAAGAACGGATAATTGATACTCCATTCACAGCGCCGTCACGCACGGGCGCTTCATCCTATGTTCCAGGTACGTCTGCAGGGACGATTACGGAACACACGCTGAACTCGCACACGGGCAATCTGGACTGGTCACGGGTCGACAAGACCGGATCAGCGCTGTCTGATATCGTGAGCAGACCGCACAGCGCCTTGACCGGCATCGCAGCGGACGATCACCACGATCCTGTCACCGTCACAACACGGCTCACGCTAGACACGCAGCTAATCGACATCAATCTGGCAGCAGCCTTTTCGTGGACGGGCAGTCATTCCTGGACGCAGGACCTACAGGTCAACGCAGACCTTGACTTCATAGGGGCGCAGTCAATCACGACGTCGAGCGGAGATCTAACGATAGCGCCAACTGACGACATCTCGCTGATTCCTGGCGAGGGCGAGGTCAAGCTGACGGGCGACCTGAAGTTCATGGGCGACGCACGCAGCATTCAAACGGCATCATCCTACGACCTGACGATCATTCCTGGCGGCAACATAGTTCTCGACCCGACAGGCGGATACGTCGAGGCGGCTGAGGGCGTCAATCTGAAGTCAGACGATTACGCATCCAGAACTACAGGCTGGCAGATCACGGACGGCGGCAACGCTGAATTTCGCAATCTGATAGCGGATGAACTACAGGTAAAGGTCTTCACGGCGGCACTAGAACAAGTCTCCGATTCGATCTTTGGCGTCTTTCCGAGTAGCGGCATCCTGTCGCGCGATTTCAACGTGCCGAATCCTGGTAACACGCGCACGCTGTACGTTCACGATAAGGAGGCGATGCCTGACACGCGCATTTTCACGTCTGGCGACACGGTCTGCATTCAGGAATTCTCACGCAGCGCAACCGGTCTGACCGTCGCCTATTGCTGGGGCGTCGTCACCAATTACAGCGATCTAAGCGACGGCGAGCAGTCCTGGACCTTCACCCGATCATCGTCACCAAACGGCGGTAGCGCAAGCGGCACGATCCTGGCGGGCGTCCCTGTCGTCGACTACGGGACAGCGGGAGACGGCATCGTCGAGACGATAGCGACACCTGTCAGCGGGGATATTGACGAACAGGACACTCCGTTTATGCACGTCGCTACTTGGGCGACGCATCCTGCATCACTGACCGAGCGGGTGCGCGTCGGCAACCTGACAGGATTGTCACTGACGGGAATCAGCGGTCACGGCTTCTATACGGGCGAAGGGTCGACACGCTATTTTGCTTCGACACCTGATGGAATCTACATGCGCAACGCAAACATCACGTCGAACGACGGGAGCGCAGATACGGTCAATATTACATCTGACGGTGAGCTTAAACTAGGAACGAACGTCGACGATGACGCTACGACCTACTTCAGCGTTACCAGCGATGGAAACGTGCGGATGGGACCGTATGCGACCGACCAGCCCAACCTCATGTGGGATCAGGCTGCAGGCGATTTCTCTATTCGTGTATACGACGAGGACGTGATTCGTTTCGAGAGTACGGGTGACAGCTACTTCACTGGCGTTATGCAGATCAATACGTCTGGTGAATTCCGATTTGGCGATTCGTCCGAGGATATGAGCGGCGTGTCGCTTCCCGATGATTTCACAGGCATTCGCATGTGGAAAGACGGGACGCAATACGCAGGTCATCTTGAATACTACGCAAACGGCGATCAGAAGTGGCACAGTGTTTATACGGGCGCATGGTATACAGGATATGTATACGGCACGAGCTATTTCTACGATCAAGGCAATGCCGAGCACTTGTATGATGTCCTATACGGACCATACGAAACAGCGCAACTCAATCGCTGGGGATTGATGGTCAAGGCCCATGAGGGCGTGCCGTATATCTTTGACTATTCGCTTGGAAGCGACTATGACGATTGGTCTGTCAACGGCATAACGTTTTGGCCGCAACTCAACGACTCGATGGCGTACTCGATCAACGCCTACACTGAAAAGCCAACCGCTATGATCTTTTCGGTCGGAGACGATACCGCAACGCATACGGTCACAGATGTCAATCTGAACGAGGACTCTCGGTTCTCGAATATGTCATCGGGCAGGGTCGGCATGCTGATGGTTGGCCCTGGCGAGCGATACGCAGACGGGGACACGTATTGGGGCGAGGTCGATCCGCTCAACTACAACTTCCTTGGCGATCCGCTATTCACCCTTAACCCTACTGTATTTCTTGGGCTATACGGGACGACCTCAAGGATAGAATTTTGGGGGGCTGATTCGTTTCGGGTCGACACTGACTCGGCGCAATTCCAGCTAGAATCAAGCTATTCTCTCAGCACGACAACGGGCAGTATCTCGATGTTCACGGGTACGCATCATGGATTAGTACTCAGCGACACGGGTACGCATACGCTGTACGGCGCAAACGATGGAAACACGAAATTAATTCCAGAAATCAATGCCGCAGACACCGATCCTGTAACGACAGGATACGACCTGGGCGACGGCACGCATTTCTGGCGCACGATATACGCACGTAGCATCGTCGGGGCAGAGGCGATCACGTCTGGCGGGGCGGTCGAATCCACGTATGTAAAGACGCAGGAATTGCGAGGCTCGCTGACAGACCTAGCGATTGGCACTGCATCAAACGGTGGAACCGTAATCATCAAAGAGTACGATGGTGCAGGCGAGCAGAACTTGCACGTATACGGCGCAGGTCAATTCGCTAGCGGTATCAGCATCGACACGGGCGGGAAGATAGTCGGTCCTGCAAATCTGGAAATCGAACTTGGCGGCAGTTCATACGAGATCAAATCGTATTTCGATAAAATCGACCATCACATTGACGGCTTCTACTCGTCCAGCTTGGACGACTTCACTGGCTCGCTGTCCTGGTCGAATTTGGATACCGGCGGCAGTGACCTGGACGACCTGCAAACGTCCCGCATTCAGGACATGACGAGCCGAGATCACGGCGAGCTAACAGGGCTTACCCACGACGACCATTCGATCTATGTTCACAAGTCGATTGCTCGCACGATCACCGCCAAGCATACGTTCAACCCATCTGTCGCAGGCGCACCGTTCATCATCGGCGCAAATGCAGATGAGGTGCAGGTCGATGGTCTGAAGGCTGAATTCGCAAGCAAGCTGAATCGTTCTGTGTTGTCGGGTGACGGCCTGTCGGGTGGCGGCAAACTGACGACCAGCCGCACACTAGCGGTCGATTCTTCGGTCGCACGGTCCACGTGGGCGGTCACAGCGGGCGCTGGGCTGACCGGAGGGGGCAACCTATCAAGCGGCGGGATTACGGTCGCTGTGGGCGCAGGAACGGGTATTACGGTCAACGCAGATGACATCGAGATCAATCAGGCTGCAGCGCTGACGCTGACGAATCTGACGGTCGGCTCGACGGGCGCACCGTTTGCGGTTGCTGCAGGGTCGCAGGGTCAGACCGTGACAGGGCTAAAGGCTGACACGGTCAACATTTCTGTTACTGGTGGTGCAGGTTTGACGGGCGGCGGAGCGCTGACGACAGATCAGGCGCTAGCGGTCGGGGCAGGAGACGGCGTGAGCGTCACCACAGACGCCGTGGCGGTCGATTCTACCGTAGCAAGGTCTACTTGGCTGATCAACACCGGTGACGGGCTGAGCGGCGGTGCAGCGCTGTCTGAGGCGGGACCGACACTCACTGTCGATTCATCGGTGGCGAGGAATTCATGGAACGTCGATACGGGCGCTGGCTTGAGCGGCGGCGGGTCGCTATCGTCTAGCGGTCTGACGCTGACGCTCGATACATCGTACTCACCGACCTGGACGGGCGCTCATACGTTCCAGGTGACGATGACGACACGGGACCTGTTGCCGGAAACGGCGGACACGTACGACATCGGCTCGTCCTTGTACCCATATTCGAATCTGTGGGCGTCGCAGGTCAATGCGGTGATCTTCGCAGAGAACACGCAGCAACTAATCGACCATATGTTTGTCATCGCTCACGGGTCTGGCATCCTGCCGGAGGTCGTATCGACCGATACGCAGATCGATTTTGGCGACACGATGACGGTGGGCGATATCATCGTGATACGAGGACACGATACCAACGGCAACGCCAAGACCGAGTATATGTCGATTGACTCGCTGTCGACCGGCACGACGTACAACGTGACCAGGGACCTCGCAGCGGCGCATGCGACCGATCCTCATTGGGCGGACGGCACAGTCTATCAAATCAATGGTCAGACGGGTGACGGGCGCATCGAGCTTGACAATAGCGACACGCCACGGATCAGCGTTATCACGCAGGGCGCAACGTACAACGCACAGACCGAGCGAGCGCGCATGGGCGACCTGGACGGCATACTCAGTCTGGCGTCCGGCACGCACGGCTTCGCAGCGGCAGCGAACCTCAACGCAGCGCAATCGTCCTTCACCGGCTTTACGGTCGACCCGACCAACGGCATGCGCCTATTCAATACCGATTACCTAGCCTACGAATCAGGCTCGCTCGTCACGCAGATCGACGAGACAGGTTTGATTTTCGGCGATAACACCAACAGCAATAATCGTAAGATATCGTGGTACGACGGCGAGGTGGGCGATGTTGGATCAGATGAGATAGCGGTCATTCGGGGATACACAGACGGCGCTGCTCGGATGGACTTTCAGACGAACGCACCGACCGGAAACGATGCGAAATTCTACTTCTACGCATACGGTACGTCGTCAGTCGATTCGGCGTCCCTAGAAATCAAACACGATTACTCGGAGACGTCACGCAACGCCATTATGATGTACGCAGACCGTATCGGGCTGGGTCACACGGGATACCCGACACGGGATGGGACGGCGATATTCACGGATTTGGACACGAGCGATTACGACATCGACGGCATGTACATGGGCAAGGTCACGACCGATAACGCCTTCGCTATGATGTTTCGACCGGAATTAGGCTATGGAATCACGATGTTCTCTTATCAATCTGGCATGTATTTCTCGGGCGAGCTTGGCTTAAATGCGACCGACCCGAGCTACGCATTCGCCCATTTCGATTCATCCTACGATGCGTTGATCGTCGACAATATCGGCATCGGCACAGACTCGCCAGACGAGATGCTACACATATACGGGACGACCCCAACCATCAAGCTGGAGGACAGCGCAGCCAGCCTTGCGTACGCTTCTATATCATCTGACGCCACGGATGGTCGTTTGCAATTGAGCGCTGACGACGACGGCACAAACGGGAGTTCGCATATAAGCTTCGACGTAGGCGGGTCGACTCAGATGATACTCGACTCTAACGGCCTTCTGTACAATATGACCGACATTCTGATCGGTCCAAATACGGGCAATCAGCAAGATCATCTGACGATATACAAAGGCTCGCCTACAATCACCCTCGAGGACTGGAATAACAACTACTACTCGCAGATTTCGATGGATAACGGCAACCTGACCATTGCCACGGACGTTGGCGGCGGAAATGCGAGCGCAAACACCATCATATTCGAAATTGACGACGACGAAGTCTTCAGGCTGAACGAGCTAAACTATATGAACTACTCACGTCTCGACCTCGCGGTCGAGGGGAGGCTCGTAACCGAATCGATATCCAGCGACTACAGCGAGGGCATTTCAGATGACGGCGTATGGGTGGTGACGCCTCCGCAGAACTCGGGTACGGCGATCCTGTACGGGGCGGTTGGAATCACGAATCAGGCTAGGTCTGATTCGTTCGCAATTTTCACGTATAAGGTCACGTCCACAGAGACTTGCTTCATCGTCCTGCAACCCGCTAGCGAGGTCGAGGTGACGAGCGGGTCAGCCCTGACGGGAACGACCGGCACGAACGGCAAGATCACAATCAGCGCATATAACGGCGATCTATATATCGAGAATCGGCAGGGCGTCATTGCATACGAGGGCATCCTGTTTCTAGGCTTCTAAGGAAAAAAAATGGCAAGTATCACATTCACGGTCGCAAACAAGACGTCTACGCTGGAAATCAGCGACGCACGCTTCATCGAGATCGCACGCATCATACGGGACGCAGAGCTAACCGATCCTGACGGGCAGATGACGGCGCAGGAGCAGCTAGACTGGTTCACGTTACACGTTGCACGTATGGTCCGCAAACGGGCGATTGCGATGCGCAGACGTGAGCTTGAGCGGAACGACGAGGCGACGATTCAGACGGAGTTTGGCGAGGACTGGTCGACCGGAAGTTGACACGGTATTGACGAAATGATACACTGATTGCAGGGTACGATATCGACCTATTGCGAAAGGAAATGTGATGCAGGAAAAGCAGGAAGTGACAGTTGCGCAGCGGCTGCAGGGTCTACAACTACAGCACGCTCAGATGGTGCAGGAACGTGACGGTCTGGAAAAGACACGGGACGAGGCCGAGGCGCGCATAGACGCACTGACCAAGCGCATCGACCACGCCGAGGGCATGATTGCGGCGTATCAGGAAATCGCTCAGGCGGAGCAGGCTGCGCAGCCCGCACCGCAGCCCGAACAGCCAGAGGCAAAGGCAGCGCAGAATCGGAAACAGCGCAGGGCGTCTGCGTCACACAAGCGCAAATCGACGCCAAATAAAAAGCAGCCCGAAAAAGAGGCTGCTTGATCTGGATACCACATCAATCCTTCTGTGTGACGGGGCGCTGTCGATACACTGACAGCGCCCTTGTCGTTTAGCTATCGTATTTGATGCGGGCGTACTGCTTGGGCTTCGATCGGAAAGCATACAGTTCCTCATGAGCCATCGCATATCCCTCTAGCATCTTGGCGTCCCATATGGCGGCGGGCGTGACTATCATAACCTTCATGTCGTCACCCTGGACCGACTGACCGAAATCCACGACGGCGTTACGCAGGCGCTTCTCTAGCGTCTTGATCTCGTCGTCTAGCTCGAACAGTGCGTTGTCTGTCTCGTCCTCGATCCTAGCGACTGCGTCGACCTGTTCTGGCGTCAGTATATCGTTGACGCGGCGGCGTCCTGACGCGGCGGTCTGCTTCCGTTCATGACGTGCCTCACTGAGGCGGATCATCATCTGATTGATACCTGTTGCATTCGTCATCGTTCTTATTCCTTTCGTGCTTGGTCTGTGGCGGCGTCTGCTAGCGCATTCGCCATTCTGTTTATGCACTTATGGGCTATCACCGACATCTGATCCTGTATGCGAATCTTCTGCTCCTGGCTGGCGATGTAGGCATCGGCGCTGTTGCGTGATTCCCTGCTCATGCTTCCTGCGCGATACCTAATCGCCAATGCACCCGTTAGTCGTTCGTTGATCTGATCGTGTTCTGCACGCAGCCTTTCTGTAACGCTATCGTCCATCCCTAACATCAATCTAGCTGTCTCCCTGATCGTATCGGGCGTGGCGTCTTCGTCTATGTCTATCACTACTTCGATTCTCATTTTGTCTCCTTCACGATTCTATAGCGACCGTCTGCATCCTTGGTGCGCAGCCAGACCTCGCCGTTGACTTCAAATTTGTGTTCTACTGTCGAGCCGTCATCGGTCGCATGCATTGTTACCGTTGTGGATGCCTGTGGCCGTCCCTGTGGGCGCTTCGGCGGCATCGCAGGCTGCTCGTCCCGCTCACCGTCTACGGCGCTATATAGGTGTTTTACAGCGTGCCAAGGGACCTCCGAGGCTACTAGGTCATAGGCTGCGATAAATTCAGGACCGTGCTGTTTCGGCGCAGCGCTTCCGTTCGAACCGATCATCTGCAGCAAGTGCGCAAATTCGTGGCTGACGATCCAGTACAGCGCCTCGCTTCCTCGTGCTTGTCGGTCCTTTGGTATGTTGTGACCTAGCATAGCCATGCTGCTGAGCACCGTTTCATACTCTATAAAGCCAGTGCGCATGCGATAGTGACCAAGTCTAGCGCCGAAAACCCAGCGATGCTTGGATGACATCTTGGCCTTGCGGTCGTATTGGCACTTGTGATATATGCGACGTCCGCTCGTGAATTTTGTCTTGGATGATACATTGAAGCGGTCCCGCAGCATCTGCAGGTGTTTGGTTATTGCTGTCCGTTCGGCTGCGGTCCAAGTTGCCTTTGCCATTTTCGGATTACCTTCGTTCGCTTGTGACCCGCCAGATTACGCAGGGCGGGTCGTCTGCGGTGACCTGTCATCGGTCCGGTCACCCGACTCGTCTTCTAGACTGAGTAACCGAAGTCGTGACTGTCGGCCCACTGCATCTCGGACTTCCAGAGTGACTTGACCTCTCGGTACAATTCCTTCGGAGTCGGATTCCATTCGGGGTTAGGCTCGAATGGATCGTTACGATACGCATCGAGTAGTTCCGCCGTGTCGATCCCGAACATCTGCTTGCAATATTCTCGGACTGTCATGTTGTTCTCCTAGAAGTTTCGGCCTGCTGGCCTCGTCGGAGCGACTAGCTTGTCGCTGACTTCCCGTTCCTATGATACAAGTGTATCATGATGTGGTGACGATGTCAAGACCCAATTTCGGCTGATATTTGTTACGCCTCCGTTGATGTGCTTTGCGGGCTGCATCTGCGCGCAGGTGACAGGGCGCACATAGCGCAGCCACGAAAACGACGGGCGCATCTGGTGCGTGGTTATCAGGGTATAGATGGGCGACCGTCAGCGCACGTTTATTGGTGTCAAACGGCTCGCCAGGACGTCTGCAGACCTCCCCGCATTGCTGACAGGTCCAGTCTGCGGCGTCCTTGATCTCGGTCGCTATGTTCTCCCAATCGACGGGATAGCGCTCGCGCTGCATTGGCATGTTACGCAGCCAGCGCCAAGTCGTAATACTCGCTGTACAGCTTGGGCAGGTCGTCCTTTGTGAACGAACCGCCAATCGTCGTCTGGACCATCGCAGACCAAGCCTTGCGCGCAGACCCGATATCCTTCACGTCGTCGACGTACGATACAGCCCATTCCTGGGCATCTGACGGAGCCTTCCAGGTCGCTATGATGGCGTCCTTGGCCTCCTGCTGGTCTGCGTTCAGTTTCGGCGTTGTTGGCGTCTGTGGCTGCTCCTGCGGCGCTTCAGGCTGTGGGTCAGGGTCTACAGCCTCGACGTCATCTAGTGACTGCACGGGCGGTTTCTCGCCGTTGCCGTTCCCGTTGGTCGACTGCGCAGCGCCGTTTCCGTACGTACGCTGCACCCACTTCGCCATGCCGTTTCTCAGCTTGGTGACGGTATCGTCTGCGAAGATATCGTTCTTTCCTCGCTTCTTGGTGATGGCCCACGGAGACGATACGGCGTACAGGTATCGACCGATTCCAAGCTGCGCACAGGCACGCTTGAACGCACGTGCCTCGGCTGACATCAAATCGGTGTCAGACGCTGCAGCCTTGCGGGTGACGGTTCTACCGTCTGGCATCATCACAGACAGCGTAGAGATGGCGTTTTTGTTGTCTAGGAATTCGACATCTGTGGACCAGCCCATAGGACCGTATACGCTGTCGAGGCGGTCCATGTAGGCGCGTGACTCGGCGTAGGCGAGGGCAAGGCCCATCGTCTTGCCATCCTTGGTGTATGTCGACCCGACCCGAAACTCGATAACGTCCATGTCAAACGGTTGTGCTAGCGCCTGCATCATCTGCTTGTCGTTCATTTCTGCGTCCTTTCGCATAGGGTAAATGTAGGGCGACCTCGGTCGCCCTGTATCGTGACTAGAAAAGAATTGGTTCACCGTATGGATCGTGCTCGGGCAGACCTGTATAGTAGTTAAGCGGCTCGCCGTTTGGACCGTAAGACAGACCGGAATTGTAGTATTCGATCTCGGTCATGTACTTGGTGGGTCGGGTATCGATGCCCTTTGCGTCCTGCAGCGCACGCTCTGTCTCGGCGTCTGCCTCAGCCTCTAGCGCAGCGCATTCGCCCGTTCTGGCTAGCTTCCAGCCCCTACGTTCTAGCTCGCTTGCGCAGGACTCGATTGGTTCGCAGCGCATATATTTGATGTAGCCCTGCATCGATTCTGAAAATTGTGCCTCTGTCATGACTGTCTCCTTCGTTCGCTAAAGGGTGGTTTTGTTTGACTCGAATCGAGTGTATCATGATGTAGGCACGATGTCAATACCAACCTGACAGACAATTGAGTATTGACATCGTATTGACGGCGTGTTACCCTGAAATCACCGACCAAGGGACATAGTAGAAAGGATCAGGTTTTGGCAAAGAATCAGCGGGATCGCTGGGTGCAGGTGCGCATGAGCGCAGAGGAAAAGAAAGACCTGCAGCGACTGGCTACGGACTACGGGATGGATAGTTCAAGCATGATGCGGGCTATGGTGCAGTACTTCAAGGACGTGCGTCCTATCCTGCAGGTATCACCGGTGGGAAAAGGATCAGCCCCAGCGCCTTATACGATGCTATCGAGCGCCTTGAGAGCGACGTTGACGAAGCGCTCGGCGGTCACAGCGTAGAAAGCTGACCTGGGGCTATTTAGTGCGGCGGTATAGGCGGTTCGGTTTGCGGGCATACAAACACAAATTCCTGAACGTGTGCTTGTATAGCTGTATACGTCGAGTAGACGCGTGTCACAGGTATTCGATGCTAGACACCTTATTGTCTGCGACGTATACGACGAAGTGCTTCCTGACCCATGCGTTCAGTCGTTTGATGTCTGGATTATCCAGCATATCAAGACCAGCAGACGCCACTGTCTCGTATCGGCTGCGGCGTACATTTGGCGTCTCGGCTATTTCTATTTTGTTGCGCAGGTCATCCAGCCTCTTTGTAGCAGACACTAGCTGGTTTTCTAGGTCACCCATTATTTGCATATATTCATCGTCAGACAGCGTGTTTAGCGTATACGCCTTAACTAAGCGTATACGCTGTCTTTCTATGCGGTCGGCTATCGACTGCGTTTGTCTCGCCTCGATTTCTATACGGTCTGTTTCGTCGGGCATGCTGTCGACTATCTGATCGATCATCGCTTCATCGGACAGCGCACGAATAGCGGCTCGCAGGGCTGCGGTCACCCTAGACTCTATTATATGACTCCCTAAACATTTGTTGCTGCAGCGATACCCTCGCTCTCCGGTTGCATTCTTACCCATCGCATACAGCGCAGCACCGCATTGATCGCAGTGCAGGACACCGCTATAGGGTATAGGACCTACACGCTTAGAACTGGCGCGTCGCTCCTTTATTTCTAGCGCCTGCTTTGCGACGTCATCGCTTATGATCGCCTCCCAATTGCCTGGGACACGTATCCTCTCTATTGACTGGCCGTGGTTGATGTTCACCTGCGCATAGCCCGCATAGGTCCAGGCGCGACCTAGAACCCTACTAACCGAAGACGCTCCCCATGCGCCTCACCTCGGTGCA